AATAAATCATCGGTTGGCTCAGTTAGCGGCTTAGCCAAGGCTGAACAACCTCAAATTTTACCGAATCATTGTAATTGTAAGAACGTTCAATTAGGATCATTTGAGAATCAGATACAGATCCAACACAAGAATCTGCCACATCCGATATGGGTAGATGCCTGTATCGCTGATGAGGTCATTTCCTTGCTTTCAAAGGGAGTCAAGACCATGGCGAGTTGTTGCGGCCATAACAAGGCGGTGCCCTCAATTGCAGTTGCTGCGGAGAGCGTCAAGCAAATGGAAGCCTTGGGGTATAGACATCATCCGAACCCTTGTGTCCTTGACGGACCATATTCCCGGTCATACTTCTATGCCAAATCCGTGAAATGTCCTTTGAGATTGAAGATCAAGTTGTGGTTGCCATACCTGTGGTGCAAATATTTCAGAAGAAGATGTTAGAAGGAATCGACTATCAGTGCTGTGGCTATTGCAAGAATGAGGAAATCTGCAAGATACGCAAGGAATATCTGGACTCCCACAAGCGGGAATCAGGCTTGACCGCTAACCTTGCCAAGACGTGCGGCCACTACAATTTCGATGCGATGGCTGACCCTCATATATGGGGTTCCGGCGCGAGAAAAAAAGAAAGCGAGTGACACCCTCACGGGCTGACTCGCTTATATGCAAATAAGAAATTAACACCTAATCCCAAGACAACCACCCAGAACGGGTGGATTTTCGGAATATGGTAATTAAAATCTCAATGCAAAGATAATCATTTTTGATGAGATATGCAAATGGAAATGACAATAAAGTGCTTGATTGTAGATATGTTATGTCGTAAATATTTGTAGATTTGATTATTTTTGATTATCTTTGCCAATAAATTACGATATAGATTTATGAGAGAATTACCCGACAAGCAAATACCGGTTGATGACGTGGTAATCAACCCGATTAACCCCCGTGAATTGAGCGAATTTGCGGAGGGTAAACTTATAGAGAGCATCCTCATATTTCCCAAAATGTTACAGTTACGCCCCATCCTCATCGACGAGGATAATGTGGCTCTCGGCGGTAATCAGAGGGCCTATTGCCTGAAAAAGATCGTGGGGATGAATGATGAGGAAATTGTCGAAGCCATGTTCAACCAGAAGAAGTACCGTATGGCGTCAGCGAAGCAGCAGGACGCCATTCAGAAATTTTGGAAGAAATGGAAGAAGAAGCCTATGGCTTGGGCGCGCCCGGTGGAAGGTCTCACTCCGGAAGAAAAGAAGGAATTGCTCGTCAAGGACAATATGCACTATGGCGAGGATGATATAAACGTGATGAAGCAGCACTTTGACCGTGAAATGATCCATGACATTATGGGGTCAGTGCCCTGGAATCTCTATGACTACGATGACAAGATCAACGACTCCGCAATAGAACAGGTCCGCACGACAAGCCAGAAATTCTCATGCGGATATGTGTCGGTCGTAATCACAGATGAGGAACTTACAATGTTGAACGAAGCCCTTGACGAGTATCTTGCCGAACATGACGGAGGTACCGATGGCTTTTTAATGCATATACTATCATGAGTAAGCTGTCAGTAAAAGATTTGGTAATCAATCCGATCAATCCCCGGAAGATCAGCACCCCCAACAAGCGCCGTCTTCAGCAGAGCATCATGCTGTTCCCGAAGATGCTCTACTACCGTGACATCATTGTCAATAAAGAGAACGTCATCCTTGCAGGCAATCAGCGCGTGGCCACGTTGCTTGAGATTCTTAATTCTCCGTCTATTGACTGGATGCTTGTGTTGCAGGAGAATGAGAAGTGGATGTCCTATACCGAAGCAGTCAAGGACCAGATTATAGAATACTGGAAAAAGTGGGTGGAGAATCCCCTTGTCGAAGTTACCGTTGCGGAGGATCTGACCGAAGAAGAAGAAAAGGAGCTCATCATAAAGGACAATAATGAGTTCGGAGAATTCGACTACAACAAGCTCCCTCTGCTTTTCGATGAAATAGGTCTTATCAATTTCGGCTTCGATGAAGGTCTTTTCTATGATCCGACCGAAGATGATACCCTCGTTACGAAGTATGTCAACGGTATGGGACAGGGCAGAAAGGTCAACACCCTCAAATTCGGTCGTAGCACAATAGCGGTAACGCGTGAGGAATATGACCGTCTTGTAGAGAGATACGAGGAATACGTTCAGGAAACTGGCGTTGATTTCGGGTTCATTCGTTCAATCTTCCAAAAGCAATAAGATATGGAAACAGTTAAAATCTCGGACATTAAGCCTGCGTCCTACAACCCAAGACGAATCACGGAAGAGTCTTTCTCGGAATTGCAGGGTTCCCTGAAGACTCTTGGCTTTATTCTGCCGATAATCATAAACAAGCGCAACATGACTATCGTTGCCGGCCACCAGCGAACAAAAGCAAGCACGGCGGTAGGAATCACCGAAGTGCCGGCATACTTTGTCGATGGGGTGTCTCTTGAAGCGGAGATCCTTTTCAACCAGGTTCACAACGGCATCGAGAACGAGCCGGAGGAACATGGGAAATGTCTTATTCATCTTGCCGACGGCGAATTCCACGAAGCGGTGCCTGCATCTAATTTCGATGTCTCCACAGCGATGGCAAGTTTCGTCAAGGATAACTGCAAGCTGATAACGGAGTATGGCGATGCCCTCTGCGCTATCGTTTGTGGCAATGAGGTGGTGTTCGGGAACAATTATATTCGGGCCTGTCAGTGCCTGAATATCCCGTGCCATGTGTATTCTCTTGATCCGTCAAAGAGAATGATGTTCGACTACTACTTCAAGAAGAGCTATGGCTTTTTCAGTTACGACCACATAGAACGTGCGGATTTCGTGCAAGGACGCGCTCAGATGACTAACAATACATTCGAGCATAGCCAGATCTATCGGATGGCTTTGCCGTTTATCACGGCTGAGAACAATCGTAATCTTCACATTTTTGACTTCGGATGTGGCAAGGCGTTCAGCATTACTCACATGAAGCAGGTCCTGGGCTACCGTCATTCCGTAGGCTTGGAATTCTTCAACCATAACCGTGTAGGCATCAGCGTGGAGAAGGGAAATGAAATGATAGACAATCTCATTGCTCACGTCCAGAAGTATGGTCTCTTCGATTATGTGATCTGCGACTCGGTCCTCAACAGCGTCAATTCCCAGAAGGCTGAGGATTCAGTTCTCGGATGCCTTCTTCTTTTCTGCAAGTTGGGCGGTTCTATATTCTTCTGCGGCCGGAGCATGAAGTCGGTCTATGAAAAGCGTAACTTCAAGAAGGCTACAAAGAATTGCGAGTATGATGCCCGTTTCCTTGATGAGAATGGTCTGACTGCAAAAATGACTCAGGGGCAATGGTACTACCAGAAATTCCACTCTCCGGATGACATAGACCGTATTGTTGAGCGTTTTGGCTTCGATGTGTTCACCCGGAAAGACGACGGCAAGATGTGGAAGATTGGAGCAATGAAAGTAAAAGAACTTCCAGATGAAGCCTATATGGAAGCTATAGATTTCGAGTTCAATATGAAGCTCCCCAACAACCGCCGCTATGGTCGCCACAATGACATCAGGCGTTTGTTCGGCTACCCTGAGATATAGAAATTGAATGTAGGAAAAATTTGTATATATGATAATTTTTTCTTATATTTGCTAAGGCAAATAATGAATTAACACCAACGAAAGAAAAATGGTTAAAATTGAATACTTCTACACGGATAGGATGTACAAGTACCTGTGGTTGAAATACGTCACAGGCACCAATCTTTCGGTTCACTGCGCCCGGTGTCTCCTGGGGGAGTATGAGGAAAGGATCAAAGCTTATATGCGATCCATCTACAATCTTGAACTCAGGGATGCACCAGTGTACTATCTCTGCGGTGTGGCCTACGATCGCATATGGAGACACAATCTTCATGTTGCTTTCGTCCCGGCGGCTGGCCAGGAGATTATTATCGACAACGATTTTTGCAGGTTGAAGATTGTCAATGCCCGACGGCTTGAGATCAGCACTCGTTTCATCGACTGGTCCAATCCGCTTTCCCGGAGAAAGGATTACCACACTTGCCGGAACTGGCAATTCGCGTCTATGCTTGCAAAAGGCCTGCACGAGCCGTATCCGGGGGATCCTCGTTCAGATGTATCAAAACAAAACACTCTTGATTTATTTGACACATGAAAAAGCCATCAATAGGAGAATTTGAGAAAGCCGTTGAATCCTGCATGGGAAACATGACTGATGTGGCCAGTATGCTTGGAGTTTCACGTCAGGCTATCTATAAGTGGATCAAGGGCGATGAGGAATTTGAAAACGTAGTAAAGGATTCACGCAAGCGTGTGTTTGATAAGGCACTTGAAACCGCCAGGATTATAGCAATGGGTATTCCCAGAATCGAAAAGGGAAAGCTTATGGGATGGATCGAGCGTCCAGACACAAAGATGCTGATATACCTGCTCCAGACTCTTGGTAAGGATGAGGGCTTTGGCAACAGTGTGGATCTTACCACAGGCGGAGATAAACTCCCAGCAGTCATTAACGTCATTAAGAGCGATAAGCCGATTGAACAATAACACGATATATGTTCTTGACCGGGGCGATAGTTATGAACTTCGCTTCGATTATAGCCAGATTCTACTCAACTTCATCAGGAGAATTCCGATGGCTTCCTTCGATGAGAAAAGCGGTTGTTGGATTGTTCCACATTCTCAGTCCCGGTTTGTCAGGGAATTCGGAGAGTATGCGGTGCGTAGGAATCTGGCACGAGACTTTATATCCCTTGACTCGGCCGACGACATAAAGGGTCTTGCTGACAAGATGCCGGATTTGGAGGTGTCTTTCAAGATGCTTGTCAATCCTTACGATTATCAGCGCAAGGGCATTCAGTATATGCTGTCGAAGAAGCGGACGTTTAATTGTGATGATATGGGCCTGGGGAAGACCATGCAGAGCATAGCGGCTATCGGAATAGCAAAGGCATATCCCTGTCTTGTTGTGAGTCCTGCCGCTATGAAGGTGACGTGGCAACGTGAGTTTTTCAAGTTCATAGGCAAGAAGGCTATCATTCTCGACGACAACAACCGCAATGACTGGCATCAGATGTTCGTCACCGGAATCTGCAATATATTCATCACGAATTATGAGAGCCTGAAGAAGTTTTTCATTCGTGGCAATATCGGAAAGAGGGTTACGACCAAAAGCATAATGCTTGACCGTAGGGCGGCTATGTTCAAGTCAGTAATTGTGGATGAGTGCCATCGATGCAAGGAGAAATCCACAAAGTGGTCTAAATACCTTGAGCGTATATGCCAGAATAAGGAATACATCTTCATGCTCACCGGTACTCCTATGGTTACCCGAACAAAGGATCTCGTTCAGCAGCTACGGATAATGGAACGCCTTGAGGACTTCGGAGGGGTCAGGAAGTTCATCGCCCGCTATGGAGGAAAGAATGTCAGCCCAGTAATGCTTAGTGAACTTAACTACCGTCTATGGCAGACCTGCTATTTCCGTAGGGACAAATCTCTCGTCTTGAAGGAACTCCCTGATATGATCCGTCAATATCGAATTATTGAGATCACGAACCGCAAGGAGTATGAATCAGCAGAGAATGACTTGCGGGGCTATCTGCAAGAATACACTCAATGCGATGATGAAAAGATTAAGGCGGCTATAAGAAGTGAAGCCATCGTAAAGATCGGAGTGCTCCGCAGGCTATCTGCCGAAGGCAAGATGGAGGAAGCAATCTCTTTCATAAAGGATATCCTCGATGCCGGCCAGAAGCTCATTGTGTTTGCGGCTCATAAATCAGTCGTGGCAAAAATCAAGAAGTCTTTCCGTGATGCAGTAACGGTGACTGGCGATGATAACCAGGATCAGAAGCAGAAGTCAGTCGATAAGTTTCAGAATGACCCGGAGTGTCGGCTGATAGTCCTGAACATAAAGAGTGGCGGAGTCGGGATAACCCTGACCGCCGCGTCAAATGTGCTCTTTGTGGAATTTCCGTGGACTGCGGCCGACTGCGACCAATGTGAGTGCCGGGCATACCGAAATGGTCAGAAGAATGTCGTTAACTGCACATACCTCTTGGGGCAGGACACTTTCGATGAAGATATGTATGACATAATCAACCGGGAGCGTGGGGAGTCGGCTCTTGTGACCGGATCTAAGACAAGCACTGAGGAAAAGACCATCAACAAAGCTATTAGATTACTAAACATAGAACAATGAATATTCGAGAAAAAATCCAGTTTCGCATCAAGTCTCTTGGCGTAAAGCAGATTGACGTAGCAGCAAGAGTCGGCATCAAGACTCAGAACCTTTCGGCTTTCCTGAAAGGTAATCGTACACTGCCCCTTGCTCATCTTGAAAAGCTGTGTGCAGTTGTCGGGTTGACACTCGGCAGCATTGACAATGTATATCACCCTAACGAAAACCCAAATGTTTAGAGAGAAGATTAAAGAAAGAATGGCTGAGATTCGCATGCCGATGACTCGCCTCAGTATGGCAACCGGAATTTATAAATCAACTCTTTCGTCCTTTTTGTCTGGTAATCGGACAATTAGCAATGCGAACCTTGAGAAGATTATTGAAGTTCTGCGCTTGTCATTGGTTCCTGTTCCCGGTTTTAAGTACGGTTACAATGACGATAATGTGAGCAACGCGACACCTGACAGGTGCGGAAATGAGGGTTGACAAAATTGACATCGTGCGCGCGCGTGTGAAGGAGGACGGAAACTCATGGATGTACACTTGTTCCCAAAACAGTATCAGGCTTGGGAGTATCTTAGTGAAGACAATGATGTCGTTACTGAGGTGCTCTATGGGGGTGGTGCGCGCGGTGGCAAATCGGCCTTTGGCTGTATATGGCAGATTCTCCGTAGAATCAAGCTCCCCGGCAGTGTCGGGTTGGTCTGCCGTGAGAAACTGACCAACCTGAAGGATACCACCATCGTAACGATGTTTGAAATGCTGAAGATGATGCACCTCACTTCGGCAGTCAAGTATAATGCCGTTGATAAGACGATGGTGTTTTCTAATGGCAGTAAGATTCTTTTCCGTGAGTTGATGTTCTATCCGAAGGACCCGGAATTTGACCGTCTGGGTTCTCTTGCCATTACGGATCTGTTCATTGATGAGTGTCAGCAAGTATGTGAGAAAGCCATATCGGTCCTCAAAGGTCGTTTCTCCTTATTGAACGGCAAGGATGAGTACGGGAACAAATGGCATACCATTCCGAAAGCTCTCTACACTTGTAACCCGAAGCGAAACTGGATCTACACTGATTTCGTGAAGCCTTATAAGGTTGGGAAGCTCCCGCCACACCGAAAGTTCATCAAGGCTCTCCCTATCGATAACCCTTATGTGGATAAGGCATACATTGACAACTTGCTCAAAGCAGATAAGGTGACCGTCCAGCGTCTTTACTACGGAAACTTCGAGTATGACGACGACCCGGCAACATTGTGTGATTTCGATGCAATCAATGACCTGTTCACAAATGACTTCATTACTCCCGTTGGAGCCAATTATTGTTCAGCGGACATTGCGGGCAAGGGACACGATCGCTTTGTTGCTACTCATTGGACCGGGAATTATTGTCGAATTGTCATTGACAAGCCTTATTCGCCTGGCAAGGAGGTAGAGACTGACCTGAAGAATCTAATGATAGCCCAGAAGATACCTCGCTCCCTTACAGTGGTCGATGCAGACGGTATCGGCTCATTCCTTGAAAGCTACCTTGAGGGCATTAAGGAGTTTCACGGTGGTGGTCGTCCTTTGGACCAGCGTTATGCCAATCTCAGATCGGAGTGCTATTTCAAGCTCGCCGAAATGATAAACAACCGAAAAATCAAAATCCAGTGTACGGCAGAGCAACGGGAGCGCATCATGGATGAACTGGGTGCGTTGAAGCAACTCGACATCGACAATGATACCAGAAAGAAGACCGTCATCACGAAAGAGACCATGAAGGTTATACTCGGTCACTCTCCGGACTACATGGATGCCTTGATGATGGCGATGTTCTTCCGCCGGACGAAGCCGACTCAGGGAGCGAGGGTCAAGGTTAAGACCTTTCAGAACTGAATAACGGTGTTCAGTAGAAACCACCTGAAACTTAACAATTCCAACATCATTTCACGTTAATTTTGACTATGCAAAAGAAAAGAAGGAGACACGGACAGAAGAATGTCCGAAAATATAGCTACACCTATGGGGAGTTCCTGACTCTCTTCCCTTGTTGTCGGGAGAGCCACCAGATGAATTTGCTCAATCATCTTTCGACTGCGAAACGCCCGGCTTTTCTTCTTGGTAAGGAGGTTCCCGAAGATTTCAATATGATCACTTACGGTCAGCTTGACGACTTGTCTCGTGCATCGGACAGCAAGGATCCAGCCGCAAGTTGTCTCTCCATCATAATGGGATTCGAACCTAAAGAGGTTTATGCCCTCAATGTGTGGGATGTCTTCGGCTTTGTGAATTTCTGCAAGAGTGAGATAGAGCGCATCAACAAGCTCTTCAATTCGATAAAGCCGAAGTTCACTTCAAAGGAGATAGCAGCCGGTGTGAAGGATCTGAAGTTCGGTACGTTCGGAGTTGTGGATTGGTATGCGCGTCGAATGGGAATCACCAATCAAGATGAGGTGTTCAGCGTGGCGTGGGTGCGCATCTATACCTGCATGAAGAATGACAATGAGCAGAATAACTATGAGCGACGACTGCGGGATGAGTTTTTGAAGGAATCTAAAAGGAGATAATCATGGAGAAGAATTGCACAGATTACGACAGTGGCGTAAAACTCGGTACGGTGGAGGGAAAGATCCACTCCATAGTTGCAACGCTCCAGACTCAGAATGAGGACGGAGTTACCAGCCCCCACTACATTTATTGCAATTGGTCTCAGGCTAATGTGGCTCTTGACAAGGTGGAGGTGCCCTCGATCATCTATGTGCTCCCCCCTTCCGGCAAACTTGATTTCTCTTGGAATCGTGTTAAGGATGCACCCAACGCCCAGATTGCATTTGTCGTTCCTACTGACTTTGATTTCGACTCAGAAGACAATGAGGACCTTATCGAGCAGATGAAGCGCCTTTGCATCAAATTTGTTTTGGCGGTCAATGAAAGCGGTATGTTTGAACTTATCGAGGGAGATCTGCCTTATCGTGTCCTTTACGATCACTTGAATCAGAACGTCACCGGCATAGTGATAGAGCCTCAGTTGAAGGAGACAGACGGTATATGGATTTGTGCTGATCCTGAGATACGTCAAAAGTTTGTGAAACTTGAAGACCTGGAGGACTCGGATAATGGCTAATGAGGTACAAGACATATTGCGTAGGCATCTTGAGCATCTGAAGGCTACGATCATCGCCAAAATTGCTGAGAACAATAGGAATGTCACAGGCAGGACGGCGGCTTCCCTGACAGTAGCCGTGTCGGGGAATTCGGGTTCTTTGACAGGAAGCGGATCATTTCTCGCCATTGAAAGGGGACGCAAGGGCGGCAAGATACCCTATAACTTTGTAGGGATCATTAGAGAATGGATTGTCAACAAGGGCATTTCATACAAGCCGATTCCTGCAAAGCGTAAGAATGTCAAGTACACTCCGATGGAGCGCGGTCTTAACTCCTTCGCGGGGGCGGTCGCTTATAAAATTATGAAAGAAGGCTCACGGATGCACCGCGACAACCTCTATAACGATATTTACACATCAGCCGTGAATGAGGAACTGGAAGCCCTCGCCGGCGAATTAGTTATAACCTCCGCACAGAGTATTGCGAAGATAAACAAAGAATTGTAATGAGAACATACTCCACGACACATAACGGCCAGGATTGGTCCATCGAATTCCCAGACAATGTGGTGTTCGCTTTTAATCCGTTGTATATAATCATCAATACTGCATCGGTCAATCTTTCCATGCAGTTCAATGTCGTTTGCGATGGCGTGACCCGAAGCATTGACGTGGAGTTATTCAAAGGGAAAGCAAGGATCTTCTTCTCGCGCATCCTCCAGCTTTTCTTCGATGATTACAAGCACTTCAGGACACTTGATTTCACCGTGTCGCTTTCGCTTGCAGGCACTAATATATTCAGCACATCATTCGTGGCTATATGGGGGTCTCTGACTTTGGGAGACCGCTATAATGCTTATGGCTTATTCAAGTTCGATGAGAAGGCAGAGTACGAGCGCACCCGCATCTGGTTCAAAAAGTTTCCATTCAAGGTATCAATGTTCTCACTTAATCCCAATCATAATATCGTATGTGTGAGAGACGGAATCAAGACACCCTATATCCCCCTACAATCTATTCCGCTGACCGCACCTGCAAATGTCGATGGAGAGTGGCGTGGCACAGACAACAAAATCTATCAGTTCGACACGTCATTGCAAAAGTATTTCCCGGAAGATGTCGGCAACGCCCGTGAATACGGAATTTTTGACATCAATCCAGCGTGGACCTTCTCACAGGCTAAGAAGACCGCATCGTTCCGCATAGGAGACCGCGCGACCATGAATGTATTTGACCCTACATTCGACTACACATTCTATCAGAACGGACTCACTACACACATTGTCAATCTGAGGATCAGCAATGACGAGTGCGGTTACTACCTCAGATGGATAGACCGTCACGGGGAACTCCAGTATTTCCTTTTCACCAAAGGAGTGGAGACCGACAAGAACACCGTTGACTCGGATACAGTGTCCGATATGGAACAGATCGGTTCTATGTGGTATGCTAACCATATCCGCAACACTCAGATATCATCAAAGCTCACATGCAAGTGCAGTGCGGTGTCATTGCCGGATGAAATCTATGAATACGTTTCGACAATCATTTCAGCGCCGGTCATAGACCTTTTCATTGGAAGATCAGCGTCAGGAAGGGAAATTTGGGTTCCGGTGGTGATTGTGGCGTCCTCATTCGACTATGACACTACTCAGAAACTTCATGACCTTGTGCTGTCGTTCACACTCCCCGAATATAAATCTCAAACCTTGTAGGCTATGAAAGAAGAATTGTTTGTCATGACGGATTCCGGATATGAGCGTCTGGATCTCAACGAGCCGAGCGGCATCCAGCTTAACTACAAGAGTAATCTCTTCGGTGACTTGTCGAAGATAGAGTGCTCACATACCTACACGTTCAAGTTGCCGATGACTATAAACAACCGGAGGGTGCTTGACTTTGCTGAGGATATACGACATCAGTCCAATATGATCCGAAAGCGCCTGAAAGCTTCATATTATCAGAACGGTGTCAATCTATTCAAGAACGCCAACCTTTATGTTGACTCGGTCGGCACCAGCTATAACGCTGTAATGACATGGGATGTAATCGAAGGTATGACCGCACTTAAAGATAATGACATTTCATTGCGAGAACTTCCTAACGACAACATTGAGACCCGATTCGGAGGTGTGGAAGTTACTACTGAAGAAGAATCGTTCAGCAATACCGAACTTGTGCTTCATCCCCTATATAATTGCGGAATCCCATACTACAGATGGAGTATGCCCTATTACGATACCAGTCAAGGAAGAGTACCTTCTCGTTATACATCATTTGCTGCGTATCCCATGCCGGTGGTCCCTGTATACAAGTTACTTCAGATAATCAATTCCCATTTCGGCACCAAATTCAATCTCGGCAAGAGTATAGGAATCGGTGAAGCCAAGAACTATGACATCAAGCGGGCTGTGATAGAGAAAGGGGTGCTCCCGTTGATTGCTAATAAGCTGAACTATGAGGAACGGCTTCAGCGCAAGTGCTACCTTTCAGGTGTCAAGTACACATATGTCAATGCCACAATCAAGGAAGAGAACGAGTTGAAGATCCATGACGTTATCAGTTTCACTCAGGTTGTCTGTGGCTCTCCTACAGATTATTTGGAGACTGGGAAACTCCGTCTTGCCAAACATGACGCATCAGGCACAACCTACGATAAGGTTGGAGTCCAGCCGAAGGTAAAGAATATGTCGGTTGAGATAGACGGCTGTCTGCAAGTCGCCTTCGGTGATTTTCCAGCGAACCTCACATCTGATGAGTTCCCTACCTTATCAGTATATCAGAGACAACAGGTGTGGAAGAATGAGTGGAACGGTGGACGTTCCACCATTCGCACCTATTATGAGTGGGTGGAACTTGATAGCGTTGATGGGGAGCAAGTCGGGAGCAGTAATAATTTGCGTGTGTTCGAGTTCAATTTCTCATTGGAGAATGGAGGTGATCGCCTATCATGTGAAAATGTCAAAGCGACTTCCAACGGAGTAATGCGTGGTGGTGCTCTGCTTTTTGTATTCAGCCATCGCATCGCTCACATCTTTACAATGCAGAAGGACATTGAAGTGTTCCTGAAAAACAGCGACAAATGTATCGATCCGCACAACATTGACGTTATCAGCAATCTCCCGGACATTGGTTGTCTGAACTTTATAAAATCCCTGTTCTATATGATGGGGTCTTTCCCGTTTGTCAATAGTAGCCATGAGATCATTCCTCGATTCTATGTTGAACTACGTGATAACCTCAATTCGGGTAACGTGCTTGATTGGTCTGCAAAACTTCCGGGGTCGGCTTCGGAGTTGCCGTCGGAGATAAAGTTTGCAACATCTGACTTCGCTCAGTCAAATTACTACATAATGAAGTCGGACGATCTGGAATCAGCCTATGACCCGGAAGATGTGGATGAGGATGTCTATGCTCAGGGCATTGGTTGTCTATCGGTAGAGAACTCTACATTGGAGAAAAGCAAGACGGTGATTCAAGTTCCGTTCTTTGCTCCCTACACATTGAATAGAAAATTGCCGTCTTATGATACCGGCCAGACAATCAAGTGTTGGACTTTGGCAGATGAAGCGGATTCAAATGAGCGCAACACCATCTACAACCGTCTTGAATTCTGCAAGCCGGAGCCAGCCCTGGGGATTGTCAGAGACAGGGAGATAACTCAGGATCTCAACACCGGAGAGACCGTTGTCAAAGGTTATGGCATGACAATGGAAGTCTGGAATCGCTTCGGCTCTATCCTATCCAACGAGTCATTCAACTATCTTCAGCAGATAATTCGGAAGCCATTTGTGATAAAAGAGAACTTGCGTCTTGATGAATTCGATCTGCTCAATCTCGATTATACACGTCCGATATATCTTGACAAGTATAATTCCTATTTCGCCATTGTGTCAATCCTTCGGGACGGAACGGGCAAATGTAAATGTGAACTGATAAAACTTCCCTAATATGGCACGCAATAGCAACGATGTAACAACAAGGATTCTCGACATACAGGTCAGATATGAGGATGCCCTGGATCAGATAGCAGCTTACCGTAAGGCTATCGAAGAAACAAAGGCTCGTCAGAAGGAACTCAAAAAGGAGCTTGACGAGGGTACCATAACACAGGCTGAGTATGGTCGGCAGATGGAAGCCTCTCGTATATCCATCGCCGAACAGAATAATTCCATCAATACTCTCACGAAGCAAATTCGTAATCAGCAGAAAGTCGAACAGGAGCAGTTAGGCTCGCTCGTTCAACTCCGCGCACAACTTTCTAACCTCAACGCTGATTATGACCGATTATCAAAAAAAGAGCGAGAGGGAGCGAAAGGTCATGAACTCCTTGATAAAATCAATGAGACCACAACAACCCTCAAAGCAGCAGAAGAAGCCACTCAGCGCTATTTCAGAAATGTCGGCAACTATCCAGGCTATGAGGGTGCGGCCGCATCGTCAGCAGAAGATCTCTCTTCGGCTTTGACCGGGCAGGTGAAAACTATTGCGGATGCTGAGAAGCAGAATAAGGCACTTCGTGAAGCAATCAGACAAATGGATCTGAGTGCAGACGATGCCAAAGAAAAGATAGCCGAGTATAATGCTAAAATTGAGGAAAACACGGCTATGATTAAGGCAAATTCAGCCACGGTGAAGTCTGCTGACTCCGCTATGGCTACACACGCCTCAACCATTAATGAAGCCAAGGAACAGAACTCTATCCTTACGGCAGCCATCAATGACATTGATCTTACGGCTGACGGAGCGATGGAGAAAATTGCTGAATATAATGCTCGAATAGCAGAGAATGCCGAACTTATCAAGTCGGCAACATCTGCCTCACAATCTCATGATGAAGCGGTGTCGGAGTCTTCGGATGCAGTCGAGACACTTGACGAAATCCTCAGCCAGAATGTCCGAACGGTCAAGGAAGTCGAAGAACAGAACAAAAAACTTAAAGAAGCGCTTGATAACCTTGACCTCACCGCTCCAAACGTGCAGGAAGAAATCGACCGCATCAATGAGAGACTTGAAAATAATCGTAAACTTACCGAAAAAACTACTGATGCCAATCAGGAGTTGGCAGATAAGTTGGGTAGTATGCTCGGCATAAACCTCAATTTCGGGAAGTCTCTTGAAGGGCTTTCCGCCAACTCCGCATCTTCCGGCAACGCTATTAAGGCTTTAACATCTAATGTGTCAGCTTTCGCCAAAACCCTCATGACATTGCTTGCCAATCCTGCCGTCCTGGCGTTTCTCGGCATCGCAGGTACTTTGATAGTGGCGAAATGGATCTTTGACTACAACAAGAATTTGCAGGAAGCCACACGACTCACTGAAGAATTTACTGGCATGACCGGTAAAGCGATGAAATCCATGCGCTCAGAAATTATCGGTGTCGCAGATACCTACGGTAAGGATTTCAACGAGGTTCTTGCCGCCGCAGACGGTCTTGTGTCGCAGTTCGGAATATCCTTTGAGGATGCAATGCAGACAATCAAGGATGGATTTGTCGCAGGATCCGATCTTAACGGAAATTTCTTGGAACAACTTGGTAAATACCCTGCCGCGTTTAGAGAAGCCGGATTATCTGCAAGTCAAATGACAGCCATGATTGCGCAGACTCGTTCCGGCATATTTAGTGAGCAAGGCATGGAAGTCATAGAGGAAGCCAACAAGAAATTCCGAGAGATGAGTCAGGCTACAAAAGATGCCCTTTCCACGATTGGAATGAGCGCAGAGCAGGCTTTGAAAGATGTCGAGAGTGGAGAAAAATCCATGTTCGATATTTATCAGGAAGTAGCCGGTAAACTTGATGAACTTCCTGAAAGTTCAGAAGCGGCCGGCAAAGTCATGAAAGAGGTGTTTGGTGAAAAGGGTGTGGAAGCAGGCTACGAACTTATCACATGTCTTAAAGATATTGACACTAACCTTGAGAGTGTGAAGGGGCAGACCGGCGAGGTCGGCAAGATGGAAGAACAGGTCATGGAGAGCCAAATCGAGTTGGAGAATAAACTCGCCGCTGTATTCGATATGACAGGCGGATCTTTCGAGACTCTGACAGGTCAGTTCAAGGTGCTAACCAATGAAGCACTGTCTGCTTTACTTGATATTCTTATCGATGTATGCAATTGGTTCATCAACCTTTATAATGATGCCGTATATGTCCGCACCATTGTCAAGTCCGTAGGTTTGGCGTTCAATCTTTTATGGGACATCATAAAAGTAGGCGTGAAGGCTGTAGGCAACTCTTTCAAATTATTGGGAGGTATTATCTCGAGTGTGGCTAATGCCCTGTCCGGATTGTTCACGCGTGACTTCGATAAGGCTGTAGCCGGAGTAAAGCAACTCGGTACAGCAGTAACTGACTTCTACAAGAATCAGAAAGATTTAGCAGTGGATACCATTAAAGAAATGGCTCAGGACACTGTTGACACAATCAATGGCATCAATGATAAGTTGGAGCCAATAGACATGACCGTGACGAAAGATAATGCTCCCGACAACGGTAGTAGCGGGACCACTTTGAATAATCCTGCACCAAAGGTTGTTGATTCAGCAGCAGACAAGACTAAATCTGACAATGCCAAGAAGGAAGCCGAAGCCGCCAAGAAAGCCGCCGACGAGGAAAGGAAACTCATGGAGCAACTTCAAGCCGAAATGCTCAAACTCGTCAAGGAGGGAGCGGAGAAGCGCCGGAAGGTCATTGAAGAGGGCTATGACAAGCAGATCCGTGACTTGCAGTATCGACTGACAACTGAAAAGGACCTGACCGTAAAGAGTCGGGAGACCATCACCAAGATTATTGAGTCGCTGGAATTGCAGAAGCAGGCAGCCCTCAAAAAATTGTCGGATGAGGAACTGAAGCGTACCTATGAGGACCAGGTCAAGATCAATGAAGCGAAGTTGGCTGCCATGAAGGTCGGTTCCAACCATGAATTTGCGCTACAGCAGGAAAATCTTCGTATGGCTCACGAACTCGCTTTGAAAGAAGCCGAGACAGCCTATGAGGATGAAATTCAGAAGCAGGAAGCCATAGCAGCCCTCAGAGCCAAGTATGCCGCCGAGAGTGCCGCCATCGAAGATGAGCGGAAGCAGAAGGACCTGGAGATAACCAAACAACATCTTCAGAACCAGATTGATGCTCTTGATATGGCAGAGACTGAACGCCAGCTTCACCGTCAGGGATGGCAGAACCTCGATGCTCAGGAATACGAGGAACATAAGAGAATGATGCTTGAGAGCATCGCCGGAGCCGAAGCTGCCAAACTTCAGATGGAGGAAGAGTTTGCTCAGCAGGAGTATGAACGTCTCGTCGAGCGCGGCCAACTTTCCACTCAGACGGAAGAGGAATGGCTTGCAGAGCAGAATGAAGCCAAAAATAAGTGGCTCGACAAGCAGAAGGCTATCAATGACGCATACATCAAGAATGAGGAAGCAAAGGCTCAGGCTATGAAAGCCGTAACCTCATCGCTCACCGGATTGCTTGATACTTTGGGCGAGAGCAACAAGGCTTTTGCGATGATGTCAAAGGTAATCACCCTTGCTCAGATCGCCATTGATACAGGTAAGGCTCTTTCCGCAGGTATCGCTTCAGCTTCATCCGTTCCGTTCCCCGGAAACCTTGCAGCCATCGGTACCACAGTGGCTACCGTCCTTGCAAATATAGCGACCGCCATTTCAACTGTCAAGTCAGCCAAATTCGCACAGGGTGGTAAGGTCTCAGGACCTGGCACCGGAACCAGCGATAGTGTGCCTGCTCTTCTTTCGCACGGGGAGTATGTGATGACCGCCAAGGCGACAAAGATGTTTGAACCCCTGTTGGAAGCCATGAACGGAATCGGCAGTGGCGTACCTATGCAGGTGGTAGGCTCAACTGATAGTGTGGAGTCAGCCGAAATGCTGACATCATCCTTTGAGAGTGCAGCGAAGGAAATCAAGCCCGTTGTGTCCGTAGTGGAGATCAACGAGGTTCAGCAGAGAGTGGAAACCATAGAAGAACTTGATACATTCTAACGATATGATGACTAACTACGACATCCTCAAAATGAACGAGCGATTATTCTCTATCATGCTCGACAACAAAATCAACCCCAATGACATCCGTTATCTGGCGATATACGATAAGTTTTTGGATATGAAATCTAAAGGTCATAAGGTGGGCTACATCGTAGTTCATCTTGCCACTGAAAACAATATGACGGAGCGCGGGATCTACAAAATCATCAAGCGCTTTGAGTCGGAGGTGTCGATGGACTGATAGTCTCCGGATAGAAGAAGCCCAGCATCCAACGGAATATTCTGCAAGTATAGTAGTGTTCGTTGTATGGCTCTTGGAAAAATCTTCGGCCTAATCGGTCCTCAGTCGGAATCTCGGATAGTCTGCCCCCTTCAATCTCCACATGCCATTCCTCGAAGTCGAACGAGTCAGATGTACCCTCTTCAGGAATGACGGCAAAGTGGAGGTTGTGGGGATAGCAGGTTTTCGGGTAGCCTGACTTAGCCACACCACAGAAGTATATGGCTTTGAATGACCCTTCGGGAAACTCATCCATTTCCAATATGGGTTGGGATAGTAGATCTTTATTCCACGCCCCGGAAAATTTCTTGCTCCAGTGTCCTGTCAGACATTTAGCGCAATGCTTGTCTATCTTTCCGTCCTCAACGTATTTCGCCCACAGGAACTTGAATTTTGACTCATCAATGTTGTGCTTTATCCGTATCATAATCACCTCGGTTTAATACTGCAAAGATAGTCAAAAATTTGCATATATGATTAAGAATAACCAAACAAATTCCAGATATGAAGTCTTTTAGCCCAGAACTTGCCCGGAAGTGGTACAATGATTTCCAGGCATCCATTGACTCCTCTTTCGAGAGTTTCATCTTCGATATGATATACACCTACCCCAGTGCATACAGCCAGATCATTGATGACCGGGAAACGCGACCGCTACCAGCTCAGGTTTGGTCTTTCATTGACTACTGCGAGACTACCCTGAATAAGAATCTCCGTTGAAATTATTTAGTAAAAATGATAATTTTATCCTTAAAAAGTTTGCGTATTTGATAAAATTGTGTTATTTTTGTAGTGCAAATAAGAAATAAAACTCCTTAAATTCAAGACAAAAATGAAAAGATTCTCATTCACATCTAAGAAAGTATCGCAGGCTATTGACAACCTCGCATCTGACAACTCACTCGCCATGCTCCGCACAAAGGAGGAAATGATGGCAGACTTCAACCTTGAGGACACCAAGTATGAGAAGACCAAGAAGGGTTGGAAGCGTATCTACAAGATCCGTACCAGCGCACAGGTAGTCCGCACCGTCATCGTTGACGAACTGGAGAGGATCCGTGTTCAGGGTTTCCGCAAGTATGAGACAATCGAGGAAGCAATCGCCTGTGTCCTCTGCTCTGACTCTCGCGCCAATTTCAAGGACAAGACAGCCATTCCGGTGGCTGTCTGACACCTGAAAAATCTTTTGCAGAAATGATAAAAATGCCCTGTAAAAGTTTGCGTATTTGATAAAATAGTATTATATTTGTAGTGCAAATAAGAAATTAAACATCAAATCTTTAGATTATGAACAAACAGGTAATACAAGCGATGTATACGCAAGTTGCATCAACTGACCCTATCCGTCCCAATCTGATGGGCGTACACTTCGAGAAAGAACGTTGCTATGCAACCAACACTCGCATCCTCCTTATCTACAATGAAGGAAGCGAAGCACACGCCGGCAAGACAATCAGCGCCGAGGGCGAGGAAATCCAGGGTAGATTCCCAGATGTTGACCGGGTAATCCCAACACACAAAAAGCCTGTTCCTATTGACCTCGATCAACTCTACCGTGCAAGTCAATGGTATCTTCGGAGTGAATTTGCCACAAAAGATGACAATGTCCTCATTGATAATGTGGCACTCCGCATAGATCAGTTAGTCCGTATCCTGACTGTGTTCAAGCAGGGTAATGCCCTCGGTTCAATCCAGCTACTTGTTGGCGAGCCTGAACGTCCGATATTGATGAAGAACTCAATGTTCACTGCGATAATCATGCCCTGCAACGCTGACCTCGGATTAGTTGATACAGAGCCCGCTCCTGAGTGCCCCAGAACAATCTCCTACACCAACCTCATCAACACCTTTGCTTTTGAAGGTTGGAAGAAGAAGCCTGTCAAGGATCAGCTTTCCTGGCTTCAGTAATCAAATTCAATAATATGGTAATTTCAAAATCTTAAAAATCATGTCACAGATAAAGAACATCCCTATGGCTGACATCGTAGTCAGCGCCAACAATCCCCGTAAAACATTCGACGAGAACTATATCCAGGAACTCGCGGAAAGCATCAAGGAAAACGGACTCATTCAGGCAATCGTAGTCCGCAAGGTCGGCAAGAAGCCTAACTTCAAATATGAACTCGTGTGCGGTGAGTGCCGCTATCGTGCCTGTCAACTCATCGGAGCCGAAACCATCAAGGCTGAGGTAACGGAACTTGAAGACAAGAAGGCATTCGAGTTTATGATTCTCGAAAACCTCCAGCGCAAGGACATCAAGCCTCTGGAAGAAGCCGCCGCCATTAACAGGCTTTACACCGAAGGTGGTTACAAAATCAAGGAGATCTCAAAGATGCTCGGAAAGAGCGACAGCTTTGTTATCAGCCGCATCCAACTCACAAACATCATCCCTCAGTTTGCGGAACTTATGGACGTCGGCACCCTCTGCCTCATTCACTTGCAAGATCTTTGCAAGCTCACAACCGAAAATCAGGAAATCCTCTTCAACACTTGCTTCACTCCGGAATGTGTCGCTCAGTGGGACTTCAAGATCCTCAGCATGGATAAACTCCATGATTGGATTGATGAGCATATCATGTGCAGCCTGTCAAAAGCCCGCTTCAATCTATCCGACACCACTTATACCGCCTGCGGTTCCTGCGAGGGCTGTCCTTTAAACACGGCCACAGATGCATCCAATTACAAGGAAGCGAACCGCCCACGATGCATGAACCGTGAGAAATTCACGGCAAAGAACCGTGAAGCCCTCTTCCGTATGGCTAAAACGGCAGGAATACCTGTAGTTGTCGCAGGCACGACCGATAAGAGCATCCTCAACTTCGCATCGGAATTCGGTCTGAAAGTGGAACAACTCGGCAAGCGTGAGTATGTGGTAGAGCCAGTGGCTCCGTCTGAGAGCACGTTCAAAGATAAGGAAACCTATCAGATGCGCATGATCAACTTCGAGAAGGTCAAGGCGGTGTTCGATAGCAATGTCGCTGACGGCTCAGTGATAAAGGTCTTTGAACTTGCCAACGGCAACAAGTTCACCGGCGAAGTCAAGTTCCTCTACAATGTGCCGGCGTCAGAGTACGACACTCAGTATGGCGCCACCACAAAGATTCTCAACGACATCACCACTCTTAAAACTAAACTTGAAGACATCAAGGCGGAGAGAGCGTCGGATGAGGTCGAGGAACAGCGCAAATTCTTCAGCACGTCCCAATACTCCACCCTCAACACTGACCTCACTGACAATGAGCGCAATGTGTTCCTGGCTATCCTGATGATGCGTTTCGGTTTCGACTTCAAGACCTCACTCGGCATCGATACCAGCACGACCGCCAATGTCGTTGACAGTTTCAAGATTCTCAAAAAGAATTTCCCGGCTATCGTCCGTGAGTTCATCCGCACTACCCTTTCAGAGCAGAGCGTGAACTTCTCCAAAGATCTGGCTTCTCTCCTTGCAGTCGTAATGAACGAGCGCTTTGAGCCACAGGCATCGGAGATCGCCACAAGGCTTGATATTTCCTACAAGGAGCAGGTGGCATCCATTGAGAAACTCATCGAGGAACAGCGTGAGAAGATCGTTCCCGAAGAGCCCGCTCAGGAATCGGAAGAGGAAATTATCCCGAGTCAGGTGTCTGCCGCTGATGAAGCGGAATCATCTGTTCCGGCAGAGCAGCCTGAGACAGAGGTAGCCGAGGGTGCTGAGGAATCGCAGGAAGCACCTGAAGCACCTACAACTGATAGCGCCGAGGAAACTCAGGTGACAGAATAATCAGATTACCCATTCTTTTCACTCAGGGGCGAGGCTTTTCTCGCCCCTAATATAATGCTTATATGGAATTTGAATTGCAGAAATTGACGCATTGGAAGCGCAAGGAGGACGGTACTCAGTACTCATGGTTGGTGCTATGAGCCCGATGATGGCAGTCCGGGAAACCTGGGACCGCATAAAGCCGGCAGGTTCGGAAGTGACCGTCACGGCAATATATCGCCTTTGGTATGCAGATAATGAAGTCCACACATTTTGGGAGTCTGGCAATACAAGTCCTGTGTCAGTGGATATCCTGATTGGCGTTATCAATTTTGCCGGATTCATGATGATCGCAGACTTTGGTCATAAGATTATGGCTATATCGTTGAAGCTCTCAAAAGATGATCCGTTGGTCCTCTCAGATTCCTACAAACAATATCCCTGGATCAAGTCAGTCAGTGTTGCGGATTTCGAGGAAGCGTTAGCCAAAATCGATCTGGAAGCCTTGCGAGTGCAATGTATAAGTGAAGTCGAAAAAGCCGGCACCGCGAAGGTGCCTTGACAATCATCTATCTTCGACTGAGGGAGTCGGGTGTCCGGCTCCCTATTTTTTTGAATAAAAAAATCGTATAAATGATAATTTTATCCGATAAAAGTTTGTGTATTTGATAAAATTATATTATATTTGCAATGCAAATAAGAAATTAAATAACTCCTAAAAACAAGACAAAATGACTACAGAAGAAAGTTTCGCGGTTCTGAAAGCGGTTAAAGCCGAGAAGAACCCCTACGATTTCACTCCTGAAGAATGGCGCACATTCAGCGATGAGCAGAAGGACGCCAGATATGAACTCCAGCACCAGTGGGAAAAAGAGCATGACGCTCGCTTCAAGAAAGCCGTCCGGGGGATAGTCCCAAAGGTCGGACTCCCTGGCACAATCTTATATTGGAGCGATTACCGGGCAGTTACCGTCACTCGAATAATTTCCGACAAGAAGATCGCGGTGCGCCACAATGAGACCAAATGCAAGGATTACTATGCAGGAGATTATGAAATACTCCCTGAATTGGAAGGTGGTGAGGATATTTTTACCAAGCGTAAGAACGGCCAGTGGATTATGGAAGGTCAGTCAATCAAAGATGGCTGCCTCCTTGTGCTCACCTATCAGCGCCACTACATTGACCCTCATTATTGATACTATGGGAAAGCAGAGAATTTACATCGTACGCGACCAGTCTGTTGAGCAGGCGGTCTATGATGAGGATCTGGATGCATTCCGTGAAATCATCGAAGATGGAGCCGATTTCAGAGAGGAAAAATTCGACTCAGAGGAAGAAACCACAGCCTATGTCTCCGGACTCTATGCTGGCATAGACCAGCGTTCACCGGCAGGCTTCATTGTCCTCTACGAATCGGAAGAGAGCGACACCCCCTTTATTGACATCTTAAAAGAACAATGATGGACGGAAGATCAGCGACACTGAATGAGCCATACCAGGGATACACCAACATCATCCTCGTGGAATACTGGCCTACAATGTATAAGTGGGAAGTAGAGATTTGTGGCTCCGGGAAGCACATCTATGTGTATGAAGATGAATTTACCCTTGATTGATTATGATTATGAAGATATACAAGCTCACATGGTATCTCGCTGTTGAAGAGCGAGTGATTGAAGTCCTCATTACGAATGAGGAAACAGCAGAGTCCAGATACCGTGAACTCGTTCAATCCCTCAACAAAGGCTGTTGGATTGGATTGCAGGAAATGGTAGAGAATGATGAACACGTCCTCGTGAATGGCGAAGTCCTCCACTATAAAGACATTTGAGTTATGGCAAATGACGTATTGAATAAAATGACCGTCACAGGTCCGGATGAAGTGGTTGCAAGATTATTCGACTTCATCAAAGGTGAGAATGAAAAGGGAGAGAATCTGCTGATTGATTTCAACAAGATAATCCCGATGCCGGCAGAACTAATGGTGGAAGAAAGTTCCAGATCCCAGGAAGCCGAAGCCTACATCTTCGTTCACGAACATCATCTACCTGACCCCAGAGTGGTTGGCTACTACAAATACCCTTATGCAGACCAAGCCATGAAAGACCCTGAAGAATTCAAGAAGTATCTTAGTCTGGGTCATCAGCTTGTCAGCAACAGGGAGAAGTACGGACATCCCACTTGGTATGACTGGCGCCGCAATAAGTGGGGATCGAAGTGGAACGCTGACGACTGCATTAAGATCGATGAGAATACGATTCAGTTCATCACCCCATGGAACGGAGTCCCCAAAGTCATACAGGCTCTGGCTGATAAATTCCCTGAAGTGATAATCACCTACCAGTATGCCGATGATGTCTACAATTGTGGCAGTTTCTTCCATGCCAAAGGTACGACTAATGACAATTCTCCGGAACCTTGGTCAGTAGAAGCATTCGACCTTTGCTTCGATCTCGGCATTGCCTGTCGGTCAGATTTCGAATTGGTAGGAGACGAATACAAATACATTGGAGCATGATTACGAATCAGGGAGCAGTTGAATTTCAGTTGCTCCCCTTAACACTTGAAATATATGGTATTTAAGTACGGAGCAATGAGCTCACTTTATTCAATCGAAGCCGATAACAAGTTGACCGCTTACGTTGGAATGGTTGCTCACTTCGGAGGGAACGCACACTTGATAGCCCTCTATGAGCCGAAGGAAATAGTTGAGAATGACAGATGGCTTAATCCTTTGGGTAAGATTTCGGAGCGTCTTGATGAGATCTTCGGAGGTCCGGGCTCATTCGACAAATACCTGAATGAGCATCTGGAAGAGATTCGTGCCGCTTATGAAACAATCAAACAACTTTAGAGATATGTTAGACCGCAGGGAAATCAAGGTCGGAGATAAGGTGCGGTTGATATGGAATCCCAAGCCTTATTTCAGTGACAATTCAGATGCGAGAGTCGAGGAGATTTTACCAGATGGTTCATACACTCTTGATTTCGGAGACCGCGTTTATGGCGTGTATGATGCGAAGGATGTGGAACTCGTGGATCCATCTTATTTCCCCATTAAGTTCAGGGGCAAGCGAGCGGACACAGGAGAGTGGGTCTATGGAGATCTATTGAATATCGGTGGAGGAAGCATGATATATTTCGGCTCTCCAACTGAGACAGAGAACCCCAATATCCCGAATAGCAATCGTGTCGCAGTTGAATTATTCAATGATGAAATAGCCGTAGTGAGACGTGAGACGGTCGGACAATATATCGGGTTGACAGATAGCGCCAAAGTTGATGTCTTCGCCGGTGATGTAATAACAATCCATGGCAATTATCCGAAGCTCATTGAATACCGAACCGATCACGCTTCGTTCTGCATGGCGAATATCGATGAGTTAGACAAAATCTGGATTTATCCCTGGCAAAGAATTCGCCCCGACTGGTGGCATGATTTCAATAGAGAGATTAAGATTGTCGGGAATATCTATGATAACCCGGAATTACTGAAAACACTTTAACCCTTAAATAATTCAAATTATGATTACAGCAGCTTTCATTATTGCAAAAGCACTCGGTATGACCTGCTCATGGTGGTGGGTGATCGCAGCGTTCGCAGGCGACTACGCCCTGACAGACAACTTCAGTAGCAAATCCCAGACTCCTTCCGAAAACGACTACTGATGATGAGGTGCCACTACATCTATGACCGTATGGCCGGGAAGGTCTTAATTCCCGGCTGTATGGCTGTGGCTGTCAGTAACCGCATCGAGGATTGCACATGCGAGCCATCCCTTACGGAAAGTCAGATGGAGAGTCAGGAAATAAAACGACTGAAGACAATCATCAAAGAGTTGCAGGCTGATAACAAAACCCTCATTTCAGAACTACACCGGCACGTTGATCTGCTCAATCGTTTCCGTTCAAAGAGACCGGGGACGAAGAAGGCAGAGGTGTCGGATAACATTCTAAAAATTGAATCGAAGTATGCAATGCATCATAAATAAAATTGACTATCCCCAATGTGTCCACTTCTGCACATTGGAAGGTGGCTTCTGCATAGACCACAGTATAAAGAGTGGTTCTCTGAAGGACTGCCGTTGCGAGATTCGCCCGGATCTCGAATGTGAGGATTTTAGAAACAGGAAGGAGGAATCGAAATGAGAGAGAATCTGGAATTTATCGGTACGCTATTGCTTTTGTCATTGTCTTTCACCATATTCATTCTTGTGGTGTTTGCCCTCGGAATTGTAGCTACATTGTTGCTTTCCCATATCGGCAGAAGGACCGATATGGGTCAGGATATTTTCATTTGGATGTTCCAGATAATAGCCATTTGGAAAGCGTGGGATGCTGTAGCGTGGGTTATTGGCAAGATAGCAAACAGAAAGGAGGTCTGGAATGAAAAAGAGAAATGAAATCCCTATTGGTGGTGTTGGCGTCATCAATGGCTACAAAGTTATGGCAAAAGAATATAGGCTTGAAAATAGTTGTGACGATTGTTGCTTTAGCCTTAATGCCGGTTATCATCATGCCTGCCCTTTAAAGAAGTGCAACGGCAAAACACGAGAAGATAATAAACATGTTTATTACATATTAGCAAAGGAATGAGAACGATTAAATTCAGAGGCAAGCGCATTGACAATGGCGAGTGGGTGTATGGAGAAAGGGTATGTTAAGCCATGACACAAGAAGAATGTATTGCCAATCTCAAAAGGATTGAGAATATGGTTTGGGCATTGAGGGAATCGTGTATAATCACCAAAAGCGAACTGAGATTGCCACCCAGCGAACTGACCACAGCAATAGGTTCGCTTTATCTGGCGAACAAAGAGCTAAAAACCGCAATTGATAAATTGACAAAATAAGGAGGAAAAAGAAATGAAAAAAGAAATATCGCAGAGCCGTCTGCAAGATTGGGAACATTGGCTATGTAAAAAATTCAAAACTTATGACTATGCCCCCGACTGACCGACCGCAGACACCGAGCGAGTGTAAGCACTTTTATGCAGGTTGGCTGTGTAAAAGGCGCAAGAAAAAGAGCAGACGGTACTCTTACGAAAGACCATGTATCTTGATTTGCGATCGTGACAAATGCCCCGACTTCACCCTAGAAAAGATAAACAATGACAGATAAACTAAAAGCAATATGGCGCATACTCCGCGCTAAATCATACTTCTATACCGTACACATCAACGGTAAGTATATCTCAAATCATGAGTTGGGAAATCAGCCTAAAGGCGGTTATCCTGCTTATGCGAGAGTTGAGATTATGTTTGGAGAGCTAAGACTTCTTGCAGGAGCGGCAAAAGAACACATTAGAATCATGGAGAATAGATACCATCGTCCGAGTTTTATAGACCAAGAGTTAACAAAAACTAAGTCCTGCGCAGACTGCAATAACTATGGAACGATGGACTGTCCGAACAGCAGTTTATGTTATTCGTTGCTTGACAAACCACATTACACCCCAAAAACAAAAGAGAAAGATGACAGCAGAACAAGTAATTCCTCCAATAATTAACCCACGAGGAAAATGTTGGCAACAACCGCATCGCCGTTTTATTGAGATGGATGATAAATGTGCGTTGATGTCAGAACAGACGTTCAAAGCTCTAAAAGAATACTCAACCACATTGCCCAGCGGTCAATATGCAGGGAAAATGTGGAAAGCTAAAATTGGGGATAAATGGTATCTCAGATGGTATTCTGATAGCAACCGCCCTGAATGTATAGATATAAACAACCGAGAAATATTAGTATTATGAACCCCGAAGACTACGTTTCCTACCCCATTGCCCTTGCGCTGAAGAAGCATGGGTTTGATGAGCCGTGCCATTACGGATATTCCGTCAAGATGCGTTTAGAGCCGGAACTTTCTTTCGGTGAACCCAAAATGGCACACAGCAAAACTCCCAAGAACTACAATGATAACCGTAAGGGAATAGCTAAAGGATTGGAATTTTGCTCCGCTCCGACCTTATGTCAGGTTCAGAAGTGGTTGAGAGAGAAAGGAATCCATATTTCAGTGAACCCATATATGGGCTACGATATAGATGCGGATGGTGCATTATACAATGAATATCCTTCATGGGGATTTGAATTGATGGACGTAGCGAGTGCCGAGTTTATGAATGATGCAGGTGGCAATCACACGTCTTACGAACTAGCTCTCTCAGCCGGAATCGCTGCGGCGTTGGAACTTTTGGGAAAGGAGGTTTAGGAATGAGAATAATCAAGGAAGGCGACCTGTCAAGGCTCAAAGACCTTCGGTTCTACCTTGCCGAATGTCCCAAGTGCGGTTGTGTTTTTGAGTTCAATTGGAACGAGGCAACCCATTATTACGGATATGAGAGCAGCCATTCAGTAGAATGCCCTACTTGTATAAAAGTTATTGATTTAGTGTCAGATTATGTAAAAATGATTGAGAAATGAAAGCCAAGAGAATCAGCACAGGTGAGGTGGTTGAAGTATCTGAACTTACTTTCACCAACATGAAAACCAAAGTCATATGCAGACGCGACAAAAAGAATGGAGGATTCATCGCTGAGTCCGACCTTATTTTTCTTCCCGACACAAAGGATGTAAAGAATGAAATCGAGGGTTGGGCGACAATAGACTATCCTGGTGATGATGTAGTGGTTCACCTGAAGGAGCCATATAAATGGAAGTTTCATCCAGAAGACAAGGATGAATACTGGGTCAGCAGAGGAACGAAATATAACTTTGCTGATTCATTATTCCCAAATCTCACTCCAGAGAAACCTCAAAAAGTCAGGATCACAATAACCCCAAAGGATTTGTTGGATGCTCATGAAGCAGGAGCAATCGGAGCCCTTTCCGGTCAGTGGAGAAAAGACACTGATACAGAAGGTCTCAAAGATGGTGATCAGGTAATTGTCGCTATTCAGAGAGTAGATAATTCTATAAAGTACTTCTATGCCGCCTATTTCCAGAATGGGAAGTTTTGGTATGAGTCAGACGACAGCGAAGTTAGCCTATTCAATATCTGGATGATGCTTCCAGAACCACCAAAAGAATAATTCCTATATGAAGACCTACGAACAAAAGGCTCAGGCATACGCCTCAATCAATTTTGCCGTACAATGCTCAGATGTCCCAGCTATCCGTTTAGATATTTCAAATCATCTAAAACGGTGTTACCACACCGCAGTCAAGGAAACGCTTGAAGATCTATGGCACAGCGTGAAGAAGGATGGCTATCCCAAACCCAAAGATTACGAATATGAATTGTTTGGAGTAGGAGGAATATTTGTGATGGATGTGTTTCTTCTTCATGTCAGGCATAAGGATGGATTCAATGATGTTTGCACGGCTAACTTCAAGGTGTTCCCCAATGGATATAAGGTTTGGGATTTCCAGGACAGCCATTTTGAAGAAAAAGCCAAATCGGGAGAAATTGTGGTGACTCATTGGATGCATATACCCAAAATACAAAAGCCATGAGACCACAAGGTAACGGCTTAGTTGAACTCCACGACTCGAAACATAAGGAGCGAGGATTTACCTGCATGAAGCTGATCGAACTTCTTACAGAAGACGGAGTGAAAGACTGGGACCAGTGGCACGGAGCCAATCTACAAGCAGCCGGGGGTAATTGTCCTTACTCTCAAAGTGCCCCTTTCATAAACGAACCGTGAAGAGGATAGGCGCGGTTCAGTTGTCATTAGATTTCTAACAATCAAAAAATATGGAAGAAGATAAATCAAGAGTTAGACGCTTATTGCGAGCAGAAAGCGGTGCTGATCCTCAATTTACGAGAATGAACCACGTTTGTTGCAAAAGGTGTGGTGCCCGATTGTATGCACCAATGCCGGCAGAACCTCAGTTGCACGACTGGAGATTATTCAGTTTCGTGGTATTGGTGATCGCTTACCTCCATGATAGAGGATGGCGAACAATCAAGGACGGAGAATTCAATGGGTACTATTGTTGCCCGGATTGTCTGACCTCCAGCGATACGGATTTCAAGATTCCCGTGCCGTCAGCGGCCAGAGCGGTTCCAGCCTATAAGGAGTGGATCGCCAAAATGAGGGAGAAGTATAACTATCATGATGCCTGTTATGATAAAGATTAAGACTCCAGGTTGGATGACAATGGAGCAGGCTTATGAAGCGATTTGCAAAGAATCTGAAAACTCCGGCGATGTGGTTTATGCTGACTTCGCCGGAGTAGTCATGCGCTCCGATCAGTCCCTCATTTCATTCAAGCAAAGATTCCGAGAGAGAATCAGACGGAAGCAGCAACAGCTTATAGACTGTCAAAAAGATCCGAGAGTCAAGATGAGCGTTATCCGGAATGTGTTGGATAACTTCATTGTTCTTGGCAGTCTTGACAAAGAGGTTTCCGATAGTATTATTAACCAGATAAAGCAGGAGATATGAGCGAGGACACTTCAATAATTGCCGACTCGTTAGATGAACAGGAGCGTGCAATCTTAGAGGAAATGGCTGAAATGTCGAAAGTTGAGCGGGAGAAATTCGAGAAGGCTTTGGGATATTTCAGAAAGAACGGAATCTACAAAGGGAATTTTGAGACCTCAGTCAAAGAATGGTTGGATGATATGGAAAACCAGCACATTGGCTATGTCAATGCAGTCCATGTTCCCGAAGAAAAGAATACGGGATTCCGATGGTCGCCTACGGGTAGATTCTTCAGAATCACTGAAGAAAGCGCGAAGGAACATCCTGATCTGAGAAGATTGTTATTCACCGAACAGGTTGAGGATGTCGATGAGGATGCATCATTTACCTACCTGGTTCATCAGTGGTGCTACTTTGAAGACGATTACAGAGGTTATCTACTCCTTCCGCTTAGGGATGGTCGGTATTGGCTTATTTATTACGTTTGTTGAATTATGGATATCCTAAGCAGTAAGACGGTCCGCGTCCGGAAGAAACATCATTGCGAGTATTGTATGCAGTCCATCAACCCGGGAGATACAGCAACATCATGGTCGTATGCGGACGGAGGTCAGATGTTCCGTTGCTATGCTCATAAGGAATGTGAGTCAGCCGTGAATAGAGTGGAAGAATTCGAGCAAGACGAGTATATCGACACCTCATTATTCCTCGATGATATTTACCAGTTTTGGCAAGATAATCTGACATCCTATTTCACCGAAGAAGAATGGAACGCCCTGAAGCCGCACCAAAGATGTGCCGAGATATTGGATTTCTACAGCCATAAGGGGCGTTATGCAGTCGCAAATACAATTCACTGATATATATAATTTTTTCAGTTGGAAATATTTGCGTATTTGATTAGTTTTTACTATATTTGTAGTGCAAATAAGAAACAACATTTAATCATTTCAAGACATGAGTGGATACACAACTACAGATGATAGCGAAGCAGCTCACCTCTGTGAGATCTATGATGATGACGGACCAGGTTCCTCGTATGAAGATTTCATCGCGGAGGTCGGAGAAGGTGTCGCACATGATGAACGTCACTACAAGCTAAACAAGAAGGCTAAGGTCGGCACTAAGATAGTGTGTGCCGGTCCTAAGTGCAACAACCGGTTCATCAAGAAATCATACCAGCAATGTTTCTGCTGTACCAAACACAAGGATCAGTTCTGGAATAGGCGTGAAGCATATTTCGGATATAGAAAAACAATCAGATGATGGAAAAAGAGAAAATCCGAATTGAAGCCATCATCAGGAATGGCGATCGCAAATATTATGTCATCAACCGTCCTCTGCAGAAATCCTATACAAAGATTGACTATGAAACTATCATCGGAGAAGATGAAGGAGCATTGACTTTCTTCAAACGAGAATTCTTGACTCTCCCATTTGGGAAGACCGCATTCGGAGGGAGGAAGTTTACATTACCATTGACGGATGGCACGGTAGAGAAGTGTTGGGGTCAGTGGTGGGATGGAATGACAAAATCAGCCGAGGAATTGTTTAGCTTCGATGAATTAACTCACTTTGCCTGGAGCACTGCGGAGGAACTGAAGACTTGCTATGTCTTTTACGGTGGAGAATGTGAAGCCACATGGCTTGAAAAGTTGGAAGCCGAGTATCAAGGTAAGGTTTATGACTATAATGAATATGAAAAAATAATCAAAGCAAAGAAATGACAACTCAAATAGCGACTACACCGGAACAATCCGCAAGGCTCCAAGCCTGTGGCGTAGATCTTTCAACGGCGGATATGGCATGGAAAGAAGACCTGACGAGCATCCGTCTTCAGGTGCTCAATCATCCGTGGATAGAGAATCTTCGGAACTTGCATTACTCTCCAGCATGGAGTTTTTCGGCTCTCCTTGCCCTCATTCCTCGATGCCTTCATAGTCCTATGGGGACAGAGTATCGGTTAGAGTTAAGCACTCTCAGAATCCACACGGAATTTGAAGTGCAATGGTTTTCGGGTCATGACCGATGGCATCCGACAGATGATAACGGCAAGTATGTCCGGCTTTGGGACAAATCACCAATCGAAGCGTGTGTGAAAACCATCGAATGGCTTACATTAAAGGGAATTAAACTTGACAATTCTCATGATACAGATTGCAACTAACTCATCCCAGTCAGCAAGACTGAAAGCCTGTGGGTTAAATCCATCTACGGCCGACATGACCTTATCCGACGGGTACGACCTAAGTGCTATATGCTACCATCACGGAGTGTTCTCCGATAAGGATGAACCGGCGTGGTCGTTGTCGGTGTTGCTCGCGTTCCTCCCAAATAGTGTGCAGATCGGTGATTCAAGCTATGAGTTTCAGTTATGCAAATGCCCTTTCGGATACGAAGTAAAGTACCACACAGAAGGGCTGTCAGATCCCTTTGGGTGTCTATGTAAGGAGCCTATTGAGGGTTGTGTGTCAGCCATTGAATGGCTCAAAAAAATCGGATGCAAACTCAAAGAGATATAGCCATGACTTTTGAAGAGCCATTGATGATTGTCAAAATCTCAGTTTCCTTTGTCGGAGGATATTCAGTAGAGGATGTGATTTATTACCAGTATAAACTTCCGATGAACCTAATGCTTAAATACAAATGGTATTTTGAGTATCTTATGGCATTGGTTAAGATCCACAATCCCCGGCGCCATGTAGAACTTCGCATCGGAAGGCAAGATGATAAGACCGGGGATAATCTGATATTATGCGGTCAGGATTATATCGATGCCAAAACTTCCTCACTCATCGCGGGGAAGAAAAGAACAATCACCAAGCTTCGGAACAGGATGCCTGCCGATGATCTGTTTGGATTAGGAAAGGCGGAGTGCGAAGCGAATATCGCAGGCATTCAAGCGGAGATAGACGCTTTGGAACGTGGCGAGTTCAACTATTATGTGCCGGCAACGTATATCAACAAAATCAAACAATATATCTATATATGAACAAAGAACAGTATCTCGATTTCTGCAATAAGGCAGAATCTATGAAGGTCTATGATGGCAGAGGGACTTACGATCTCTATGAGTGCAGAGAACTCTCTACCGGGAAGAGTTGCGGCCATCGTATCATAACCACTTATGCGGTCAAGGGAGTAACCCCATTTGTCATTCCTTGTCCTAAATGTGGTCTCACAATGTCTCACACAAGGACATTCAAGAGTGTTCCCGATAATGTGCCTGTTATAAAATGGGTACGTCCTACCTATGAGCAGTATGTCGAATTATCTCCCGGCTTGAAGCAGCATGTCGAGCGCGGAGGACTAATGATGGAGACCGAACTATGAATATTCAGAAACTTCATGAGTGGATCGCTAATCACCATGTAGGTGTTTCATCCCGAACGATGTGGACCGGACTTATGGATGTGGAGCCGGCGCCTCAGTCTCCCATAATCAGTTTTGACGTTCCGTATGATGCGGATGATTTCTCACGGTGCTATGACCTGGTTAAGTTCTGCGAAGTAGATCCTGACAAAGATTTCCCAAAAATTCTTGCGCGATTTCCATTCTACGCTCCTATTATCAGGAATTGGAATAAACTGGTTACCTTGTATGAAGCGAAGGATTATAGCGGAATATATAATCTTCTCGACAGCCTTATGCCGGAGGTCCGGTTCCTGAAGACTCATACTTCCAGATGATAGACAGGATTCATCAGCAAGCCTCGAAGCCCAGACTTCGGGGCATTTTTTATGAAAAAAATATTAGGAAAAATGATAATTTTATACCGTAAAAGTTTGCGTATATGATAAAATAGTATTATATTTGTAGTGCAAATAAGAAATAAACATCCTTAAAAACAAGACATTATGAAAGAGAATATGACACTCTCCCAGCTTATCGGGACAATGCGCAACTCAGTTGCCAACCTCGGAATGTACGCCAAGGGCGACACCCTCTCAGATGTTCAAACAATCGCCTCCAAACTTGATGAAATGGAGGAGGAAAACTTCGGCTTCTCTCTTCGCTTCTATTGGGGTGTGAGAGAGAACGGAACAGAGCTCACGCCTTACTGCACAGACATCATCGACTGGGTGAAATATTGGAATAAAGAGGTGCAGGGTACATACATCATTGTATTTGACCCTCAGACAAAACGCTTCTCGTTTCAGGAATCAGAAATCAAAGGATAAATGCAAATAAGGAATTACACCATGAGTACCAAGATTAACAGATCAAAACTTTTCAAGATAGCCCACGCCATCATCAGGAAGTCACAGGTCGCAAGCTTCTCCGAAGCGCTCAGACTCGCGTGGAAAGCAATCCGGATATATACACAAATGCAGATTGGTAAAGTCGAGTTTTCTTTCAGGAAGCTCGACGGCACCGTCCGAAAGGCAGTCGGAACACTTTGCGACATCGACTATGCTCCCTCTTCTAATACAGTCAAGAGGGCGAAGCCAGATGATGACGTAATGTGCTACTTTGATGTAGAGAAAAACAACTTCCGTTCATTCAGAGTATTCACTTTAATCTAAGACACTATGCCACAAGAAGGAAAAGTATGGGACTTTAAAGGTCTCCTAATAGGTAGATGCCCGGCTGACAGGGACAGCGTAGCAGTCGCTTTCCTGATTTGTCCGGAAGCAGAATGCATAACGGCTACATTCAGCTATACTCGTTACACTCCAGATATAGAGTCGCGCATGACTCATTTCCAGCAGATGATTGACAGGGGCGAGACCGAGGAAGTATCGGAGATCTCTCAACACATTTATGTCTAACCTAAAAAGAAAACAATATGAAGACCGCCAATGAAGCCATGCTTGTCGTGGCAAATAAGTTAGCAACCGAATGGGGCTACATAGAAGATAGGAAATTTGACATCAACGCCATTAAAGACTCCTTTTGGGGCAACCGCTATATAGGAGCGCAGGCGTACATAGATAAGAAGCCAGAGGTTATCGTCAATGCATGCAAGTACATCTATCCGATGTTCGATTTCGAGAAGGAGGATGGCAAGGAATCTCCTCGCATCGAGATTGATATGCACTTTGGCAAGCCACGTCTTTCCGTCCAGAAGCCTGATGGTACGTTTGCTTGCCTCACCTATAGAGATGGAGTGTTCTCAGAGGGTCAGGCTTTCCAGGAGAATGGTCCGGAACTCATGATGGAATTGAAGAAATCCATCGATGACTTGATAAAATAATAAAGCAATATTCCACATAATGTCATGTAGTCACCGTGCGCGATGCATAGTGGCTACTTTTTTCTTGGCGTAGAGATCAACTGCGATTGCTTGATAATCGCCTTTTTGGTAACCACTGTTCCGTTGCCGGTGAGTCCGGCATGGAGCAGTGAACTCTTTTTCATACCTATATCCTCCGGAGTCAGTGTGGTATAGATCGCGGAGATATTGGTGAAGTAAAAATCCTTTCGCTCATTCCTGGAGCGAGCGAAGATGTGGACGTGAATAACTTTTGCCATACTTCTACATAATTGTTATTTGGAATAAAATTACAAAAATAATTCCAAATATCCAAGTGATTGGAGGTGAACGATTGCGTTCACTGCAAATCCTTTTAAGTAATCAAGAAATAAGGTGTCGCCACAATAACTTTGGAATTGAAAATTATTCATCGCAATGGCTACACTGAAAATTTACAATGACATCGTAGGCGAAGAAGAAAAAATCCTGATGAAATATTGGGATGGAATCGACGGTATCTGCTACAAAGATATTCAGGAATTCCTCAACGCCATTCCCGAAGATGATAAGGTCATCGACATTCGCCTGCATTGTCGCGGTGGCGATTGTGTTGAGGGTTGGGCTATTTATGACGCACTTCGCCGATCTAAGAAGACCATCTACACGACCGTAGAGGGTGAATGTTCATCGATGGCAACCATCATCCTTTTGGCAGCCCCTCTTGAACGCAGAACTTCCTACAAGAACGCTCATTTCTGCATCCACAACCCTGCCGCGATCTATCTCGATACAGATTTCCCGAAGCGTCTTACCGCTGACAGCATCGACACAATTACGGACCATATGCAGGAACAGGCACGACTTTTACGGCAAGAAGAGGACAAAATACTGAACTTGTACGTTCAGCGCACTAAGGCAACACGTGGGGAGTTGATTGCCCTGATGAAGCGTGACACTTTCATTGACACCGATAAAGCCATTGAACTCGGCTTTATCTCCAAGACTCTCGTACCCAACACCGCAAGCAAGAAAAGACAACTCATTAATTCAACATCAAACAATTCAAAAATGGCAAAAGAAGGCAAAGTAAGAGTTGAGCAGAGCGCGCTCAATAAGCTGCTCGCTATGTGCGGACTCAAGAAGATTGAGGACGTGGCGAACATGAAAGCCCAGGAAATCACATCTGCCGACGGCTCAGTCTTTACGGTCGAGCGCGAGGAAGGAGATCCGCAGGTTGGTGATGTCGCTTATCCCGACGGCACCTATGTGATGGACGACGGCACGACCATCAAGATCGACAATAGCGTCATCACTGAAATCATTCCTGCCGAGGGTGGCGGTAATCCCAATGCACAGGCTCTTGATGAGAATGAACTTCTGGATAAAATCGATGACCTTGAAGAGAAAGTGGACGACCAGCAGAAGGAAATCGATGATCAGCAAGAGAAAATCGATGAGCTTGAAAAGCAGAATGACGAACTTGAAAGCAAGCTCGAAGCTCTGAAAGGCGCTCGCGTCCTTTCTGAAGATGAGAAATACATTCTCGCCAAAGCGAACAAAGCCGGAGGACGTGAGTGGATCGACAAGGTGGTAGGCTTGTCCTCAACCTTCACCCCTCAGAACCGCAAGTTCAAGGAGACAGGATCCGCTCCTGCCAATGAGAGTCCCACTCAGAAGGCCCTCCGTGAGCGCCGTGAGAATGCAGCCAAGAAGCGCTCCGAACGCAAGAAGTAATCAACCATTAAATTCAAATTTATTATGGCAATTCCTTTTAGTCAATTTACCGTTGACAACGGTGCGATTAGGGATCTTCGCGAACTCTTATTCGACACCCTTTTCAACGACCCCGACATAGAACTTGTCGTTAGCTCGGAAACAGGCGTAGTCAACGGCAAGAAACTCGGTCGCCTTCACTCCATGGGAGATGTGGGTAAGAACCGCAAGGGTTGTAAGCCCAAATACGAGAAGCCTGTAATCACCGGTACCGAAAAAGAATGGGCTCTCGGTCCCTGGCAGATTCCTCTTGAGATCTGCTATGATGAACTGGAAAACACAGTTGCTAAATACGGCATGAACTCCGGAACCGCAATAGGCAATCTCATTGATACCCCGTATTGGGATCATGTTCTGATGCCGTTGCTTGAAAGAGCCATCGTTGAAATGTTCTGGCGCATCGTATGGTTCGGAGATAAGGATGCCAAGAATATCACGAACGGTGGTATCATTACCGAGACCGTGGATCTTGAACTCCTTAACATGTGCGATGGTCTGTTCAAACAGCTCAAAGGCATAGCTTCCGCAAACCCCGGCCAGTTCACTGCAATTGCCGCAAACGAAGAATCCACATATGCCGCTCAGAAGGCAGCTATCCGCGTGCCCGGTGTCGCAATCGGCATCGTTGATGAAATGCTGTCTGACTGCGACTCCCGTATCTTTGATGATGAGCAGGCAGCCATCTACATGACCAACGGCCTTTTCAAAGCGCTCCGCAATGACGTCAAGAAGGTCCAGAACCTTCACCTCGAAGTCTCTCAAATCTGTTCCGGCATCCAGATGTCCGAGTATGACGGTCATCCCCTTATCATCCTCGATGTATGGGATCGCCTTATCAAGAAGTTCGAGAACGACGGCACTAAGCTCAACGCTCCATACCGTGCCCTCATTTCGACCCCGAACAATCTCTTCGTCGGCACAGACGATAAGCAGCGCGTGGCTGACCTCTCAGTCCACTTCGATGACACTGACCGTATGAACTATATCTTCGCCCAGTCGAATATTGGCACCCTCGTAGGTGAGGATGCTCTCACTCACTTGGCAATGTAAGGAAGGAGGTAAGTTATGTCAACATCATGTGATTTCAAGTTAGCTGCCGACCTCAGTGCTTCATGTGAGAACCCATCAGTAGCCGGTCTCAAAAACACCGGCTACATCATGAACTTTGACGACATCGACTTCAGCGCCCTTACATATGACGAGACCAATCCCAACATCGTCAAGACGCTTGCCCTCCAGCCAGGGAAGAAAGCCTACAGTATGTATGTGCCCGGTGCTAAGCCCTATACAGGGACAAACAAGGCGATGGTGAAAGGTAATTACCGCAACAAGTTCACCAAGACAGTGAATGTCGTCATTCTCGATAATGGGCCTGATGTCTGCCACAATATCATCGACCAGCTCGCAAACGGTCAGTTTGTGATTGTCCTTGAAAACAAGTTCGCCGGCGCAGGTGCAAAGAACACGTTTGAAATCTACGGTCTCGAACAGGGTATGTCGGCATCCACACTCACAGACGACAAGTATTCGGAAGAGACCGATGGCGGTTGGGCCGCCACACTGGAGGAAACCAACGCTCCACGAAGCGGTATCTTCCTTTTCGGTGAGTCTCTCGCAGCCACTCGCACAGCCCTTGCTTCTCTCGTGTCCGGAAGCTAATCATTCCTACTATGGATTATAAAGAAGTAATGACTACCCTTCAGAGTATGAAAAGCCGTTTCAACGACGGCTTTTCAACTCTTGACAGGTCGTATCTCGATAGACTCCACTATAACATTTTTGGGAGGGACATCACCAATCGTGGCTGTAGTGACTGCTATCGGGATGCTTTCATTTTAATCAACAACTATCTCAAAAAGAACAAAACCATGCCTCAGAAATGCAATTATAGGCTGAAACCTGGTGCAGTGATTCAGTTTTTCGGCAAGTCCGCGATATACAGCAATCCTAATCTTACAGACGAGATCGCTGAGAAATATCTCGGCTTGAACTCCGACAATAAATGTATGTTCTCGGATCTCCCCAGCGATTGGGAAGCTCGCGTCGCGTCCAGAAAAGCAGGTATCTCAGAGCAGGAATCAGCTCCATCAAATGAGATACTTTCCTCATTGACCGACAAGCTGACAAAGGCAGAAAGTCAGTTGGCAGAAGTCAGTGCAAAAAACGACTCGCTCATCAAGACCAATAATGACCTTTGCGAAAAGAACGTGAAACTCACCAAAGAGAATGAGAATCTGACCGCAAAGAACAGCGAACTTGCTTCCGAAATCGAAAGGATGAAGTCTGAAACGCCGGCGCCATCTGCCGACATGGTGGAAAATGGCGAGAATTCGCAAGATATCGCCAATCTCAATCTTGAACTTGAAAACCTCCGTGTCGAAAGCGAGACTCTTGCAGGAGAGAACGAAAGTCTCAAGGCTGAGATCACGAATCTCAAAAACGAGAACCGCGCGCTCAAATCAGCCAATACCCGCCTAAAAAACGGAGAAGCAGCTGCTGAGTAATCCAAGGAATCCCAGATATTCTTTTCCTTAAACCAATTCCTCAATGAATGTAAATAGTGTCGTCAGGCCAACCAAACGGCTCATAAATTCATATAAGAGCGACCTCAATATTCAGACATACGGACAGGACAACCTTTATCCTCAGCGTATTTTGGATATTGTCGATAATAGCGCTACAGGCTCATCGTGCCTTGAGCGTTTTCAGAACTTTATCGAGGGCAACGGTGTGGATAATCAGGATTTCTCAGAATATGAGTGCAACCGCAGAGGTGATACTGTCGATGACATTCTTCACCTGATGTCTCAGGATCTGGCTCGATTCAACGGAATAGCCCTGCATGTGAACTATAATCTCGCCTGTGAGATTGTGGAAGTCCAGCATGTGCCTTTCCAGGACTGCCGTCTTGAAGAAGAAGATGATAGCGGACGTGTTGCATATATCAACGTTCACCCCGACTGGAGCGGTCAGAAGACTAGGAAAGGAAGGAAAGTGTATGTTGACAAGCAGAACGTTGAAAAGATCTTCCCCTTCAATCCTGAGCCGAAAGTAGTCATGGCTCAAATTGAAGCGGCCGGTGGCATAGAACACTACAAGGGTCAGATCTTGTGGTTTTCTATGTCCGGTCGGTTTCAGTACCCCAAACCGAAATATGACAAGATTGTGACCGCCCTTTCAACAGATGAGGGTCTGGATAACGTGAAGTACCGCAATACGAGGAACAATTTCCTCCTTGCGGGTATGTTCGTCCACAAGAAAGGCAGCAATATCAATATCGATGAAGATGGGAAACCCATTACATCAAAAGACGATGATGATGCCTATGACTTCGCCAAGAATATCGATATATTTCAGGGTGATGTCAACTGTTGCTCTATTATGGATATCACCCTGCAATCTGATGAAGATAAGCCGACTTTCATTCCGGTAGAGGGCACTAACTACGATGACAAATTTACCTGTACCGAATCCAGCACCATTGAGAGGATATATGCCGCTTTCGGTCAGGAGCCATTTTACAGCATCCGAACTGGCAAGCAGGGATTCAGTGGCAAGACTACATCCGAAGCTTACGAGTACTACAATTCCTATGTAGGAAATGAGCGTAGGGCAATCTCCAGACTCCTTAAAAAGATCTTCAACCATTGGTTTGAGCCGGCTAATCCCAGTGACAATTATGAGATTCAACCTCTTGTATACATAAACAATTCCGAAAATGGAACATCTAATAACGCCTAAAGAAGCCCAGTCGTTAGGTCGTCCCATGTCGGGCAAGATTGACGACGCAAAATTCAATGCCTACATTACCGAGGTAGAATTCATGAACATCAAGCCGGTGCTTGGAGAAACCCTTTTTATGGCATTACTGAAAGAAGACGATGCCAATGAGGATTATCAGATTCTCCTTAATGGCGGGACCTATGAGGATACGGACGGGAACCCCTGTTCGTTCACCGGACTTAAAACGACAATCGCCTATTTCGTGTATGCTCAGAATCTGATGTCCGGAGACATTCAGGCAACTCGCTTCGGAGTAGTCATCAAGGACGACGACTATTCAAGCCATATCTCATCAAAGGAGCGTTCCGATGCCTATAACAACACTCTGGAAGTTGCCAACTACTATCTGACAGAGTGTGTGCGGTATTGCAGAGCCAAAGGACTCATTCAAAGTGTCAAAAAGAGCCGTCCCAACACCGGGGGATGCACCATTCGTAAAATCGGTTAATCCAAAACATCATGCCCCTTATCAACAAACAACAGCTTTTAGGCGATGCCGCTCAAATCCGTCATGAGACGCTTGAGGGGCATAATACCGCTGAGCGTGTCGGCAAGATGTTTCATGACATTATCGAAGCGTTTGAAGAATATTTCCTCAGCAAGATCGATCCCGACACAGCCCAGAAGCTTATTACATTCCTTGAGGGAGTGGAGTTTGGGAATTTCATTCCCGGAATTATGGGGCAAGGTGGTAAGATTGACCAATACGGCAATGGAGAATTACAAAGCCTCATACTCCATCGCTTCCTTGAAGTTCCGGAAGTTAGATATAATCGTGTCAGTATTGAGGTCGGCAACAAATGGAGGGCACCTGGCGGTGGCATTGTCCTCAAATGTGTGCCTGACAAAGACAGTGATGGAAACCTCTTAATGACCGGCACCGTCACGCTTCATCTTGAAGACGGAGAGATTGGAACGGTGGAAGTCGATGACATCTGTATGGGAATATTCCACAATGAAGTCAAGACATCCGTAAACTCTGCCGTAAACTATGATGATAGTCTCGGTAATTTTCGATTTGCCGGCTTCTACTCTGTGTACTTCCGAATAACTGAGATTATTAACCAAGGTAACAACTCAGTGTTTCGCTATGCCCTTCGTCCTGTCTCACAGAATTGGATGCACACTTTCCATCCAGCCGAAGCTATGCACTTTGTCGGGTATGGCAACTTCTCCAACAAGGACAGGCAGACATCCAGATACTCCACCAGAACTTACGAGAGGTACTTGCAGAATGTCAACGACTGGGAGTTCACTGCCGCCAACATAGCTGCCCAGTTCGGTGATTTGAGCAATCTGTCGGCTTTCGGAATGGATATGGCCGGATATTCCGCCTACCTCAACAATATATACATGACCGGACGGATAGAGCAGATGCAGGCTCTGTTCCCGCGCATGGAGATAGATACTGAGGGGGACACATTTCTTGCTTATGGAGAGACGAAGAAGATAACCTGTCGGGTATACCGAGGGTGGGAAGACGTAACAGACAAGGTGGTGAAATGGACGGTCACACGTGACACAGGAGACGCCATAGAAGACGCTTCATGGGCCTTGAAACCAAAGGTGCAGAACTTCAACGGGACTTTAGAAATATGCTTCACTCCCGCTGAAAATGACCTTGGTAGCAATTCATTGGTGTTGAGCACTCTATTTACATTTGTAGCCGAGATTTCAGATTCTCCAGCCGCCACAGCAAATTTAACGATCTAAACTATGCAGAGTAATAAGAAAAGAATAAGAAAAGAATTCGCCCCACTGACGGTCGCAAATTCCATACGGTGCATAACTCCCGCCTCTCCTGTCACTCAGATTTATAATGGAGGGAACGGAGAGTATGAGCCTGACCGCGAACTTTCTCCTACAATCATACTTCCCGAAGTGGTTGCCAATGCAACAGACGGGAGTTGGCCTAATCCATATTCAAATGCTCTTCTTGCCGACATGCACTGGTTTGTCAATGGCAAGGATATTGCGACTCTTGCTGATTGGTCCGGCAAATATAGCATAGACCAAGTTGGAGATACACGTGGTGCAATATCAATTAGCAAAAATATATCCCCCCGAGATGCGGCTGAGTTGCATTTTGAAGCAAATCTGGCAGACAACCGTCTTGGCGTGAATATCCCCATTAAAACTGATAAGATAACACTTTCGACTACCGAGAAAGCGAATGACGGGTATTCAATATCAATTGGTGACAGCCCAATCATCCAATACGACCCACTAAAGGATAGGCTCAGACTATATGAGTACAAAGTAGCGCATGGTCTCATCGCCGCATCTTCGTCCACACAGAATGCAGCTAAAGATAAATGCTCCTACCTGCATGAAGTCCCGGTAACCGTTTTCAACGGCAAAACAAAAATGACATCCGGATACACGCTTCGTGTTTACCGCGTGGTGAATCAATCAAGCTTGACCTTGCTTACATCAGGGATTGATGAAATCCACACAATATCTACGACTAAGGTAATTTTTGATGTCCGACTGATAGAAAAGGCATCCTATATTATCAAGGCTTTCGTAGCGAATAAGGAGGTTGCCATGGTAGAATTGGGATTCAACCGCATTTATCAAGACTATTCATGCATCCCAACCAACGGCACTGCCATACACCCGTCTGATACCGAAAGGTATGACAGGGCTATGGTTGACAGTGACGGCAATATCGTTGAATGCCCCGGAATGATATTCCGTATAGTATGGTTCACTGACACAATCTCCAAGACCGGCGTAAAACATAATGAAGGAGACGAAACTGTCTTTCAACTCGAAAAGACCGGAATAGGCTCTACTTATTCGGACGATTGGTGTGACGTGTATTGCGAATGCGTGTATAAGCCAGCTCATAAGACCGCCACAGAAGGAACAACGGTGTGGACTGATAAAAACGGTAATCGTTATATTTTTAATTGACTTATGAAGTATATCATCGCACCAAGAAGCTCAGTCATAGGCAATGGCATCATTCCGGCATCGCCCTCAATAATTGACGGGCAGGTCATCTTGAATGAAAATGAATTAAAGTTTAAATTCCCTGACATGGCACTTCATGATATAGTTGCCAAGGTTGACGGCTTCATTGTAAGCCGTGTATCGGCGCTTGATTTCATAAAAGGGCGCAAATCATTAACGCAAATAAAACAGACAGAAAATGAGTAATTATTCAGCACAAGGCAGTATTACGATTAAGCGTCTGCGAAACGGTGACAGCCTTTATGTATCGTTTGACACCAACGGCAAGCCTCTTTATCAAGGGGTTGATACTTCCACCGGAAGCGTGTCGCCCGACTGGACTGTCGCTGCCAACCAGCCCATAATCACTCCTAAAGTCACATCAGTAAGAGGAAATACAGTCGTTCGTTCATCTCACCAATGGAAATGGAACGGGCAGACACTTATTTTTACGGGAGCCACAAGCTCTGATGGAAATTGGAGGACTGACAGCACGGGAAAGTTTCAGATCAATCTTACAACCGGCGACGAAGGCGGCTCACTCAAAATTATCGGGAATCTTGCCAATGCTAATGCCGTGGCTAACGGTGAGCTTGAATATTCTTGCGTGGCAACCCTCTCTGGTACTAATTACAATATCGCCAAGAGCATTGATGTGGTGATTCAGAACATGGGTGCTTCATCTTTCTATGGCTATATAGTAGCCTCTCCTCAGACTCTTGACTCAAACAATCTCACATCTCTTTTGAAAACTGGGTTACAGTCAGGAGCAGACCCTGTTACGTCTTATCATGTCAAGTGGTTCAAAGATGACACAGCGTGGTCATCGATGGATGGTAACAAGCAAGTCACTGTCGGTCGCGATGATGTCAACGGCACACAGTTGTTTATCGCCGAGTTCTATCTGAAAGCTTCCGATACAGCCCCCGTTGCACGGGCAGGGGTTTATATCATTGACTCGCTTGACGAGCATATCATCGTGTTTGATTACACCTCCACTGCGAGAGAGGTTGCCCCTGGGCAGAATGTCACGGTAAAGGCAAAAGTCGTGAACACACGCACCAACTCAGTGCAGACCCTCAACAATCCCGTCTGGAAGTGCGATGTCATGGATAAGGACACATGGAAATCAATCAAGCACAGTAACACAGACTCAATAACAATAACCACTGCCGAGACAGACAGAAACAACAAAGAAAATGATGTCGAGGTAGTGGCAGAAGTAGAATTCAGCTAACAATCAATATCAAAGTAAAATATGGCAAATCAAGATTTAGGAACAGCAACACTTGTGACTTCCGCACTCAAATCAAACTGTGTGTTTATGGAAATCAACGGCTCTGTACGCCGCATCACACTTGACAACCTCATGAATGTCATCAATACCGGCGACGAGATGCTTCTGCGTCAGGTCGCATGGGGTGTGCCACTCAAACAGAATCAGACCAGCCAGGCATGGGGTGTTATCGGCAACACCGGTATGAGAGCCGAATATGAGTCCATGTGCGGACGCTATCTTGTTACCCCCAAGGGACTCGCGGCAAAGCTGTCCCCGACCAATTCCGCGATATATGCGGACGGCACGACTCTCGATGAATCAAAAGGGAATGTCATGTTCATCGGCCCGCGTCTCTATTATGTAATAAAGCAGGACGCGGCAAGCGGTGTAGATTATCTCTGGCTCTCGCAGCTCCCCATCGGCGGACACTATATCGGCGACTGCCATAACGATGAATACATCTGCATCGCGGCATACAAGGGAAGTATGTCAGGAAGCACGCTCGTATCTCGTTCGGGTGTCACCCCGACAGGTGCCAAAACGATAGAACAGTTCTGGACTGCGGCTCAGGTGAACGGCAAAGATTGGGGTCTCACCAACTACGACCATCGCCGTTATATGATGATGCTCGGACTCGGACACTACGGAAACCCGAACATTCAGACACAGCTCGGCAATGGTGTCGGCGGCGAGGGCGGTTGGAAGGACGTGTGGAGCGCAGCTTCAAAATTGCTGACCGGCGCAACAAAAAGTCTCGGTGACGCTCTCGCCAAAATCAGTATCGCAAATCTCGTTAACACATCCGACAGCACCATACACACGACAAATTCATCACGTGTGAATCTGTTCGGAATCGAAGACCCCTACGGATGGCAATATGAGATGATTCAGGGAGTATACTGCGGAAACTCCGAAAATTCAGCTCAGACCGGTCAGGAAATATTCATCTATGAAGGCAACCGTATGCCGACAGCGGCTGAACTTTCCACCCACCCCAATGGCAAATACCGTCAGCTCGCCCGAAGAGCCGTTACGGCTAATTCAGAGGGGTATATCTCAAAGATGATTATTGGCGAATACTTCGACATATTCGGCTCTGCAATCGGAGGCGGCGCGACATCCTATTGGGGTGACTATGAGTATATCAACAACACAGGCCAGCTTGTGCTTTGGGGCGGCAGTGCGACTTACGGCTCGTATTGCGGTCTCGGCCTCGCGCTCTCGAGGTCCGCTTTCTCGTATGCGAACGCGGCTTTCGGCTCTCGCCTTGCTTATTACGGCCCGCTCACGTTCATGTCCGGCAAACAGCTCGTTGCGGCCGCATAAGTAATCAACTCCATCGCTGAACAAAAGAAAAGAACTTTGACATTCTGAAAGAAACTTCCAAATCCGTCCGAAAGAGCAATCACGGAGCGGTCTCGTTTTCGGGACGTGCAGCGTGAACGGCTCGCGGACGGTGGGTGGAGGGGGACAGAGCTTGTGCTTTGGGGCGGCAATGCGAATAACGGCTCGTATTGCGGTCTCGGCATCGCGAACTCGAGGAACGCTTTCTCGAATGCGAACGCGAATTACGGCTCTCGCCAAACTTGACATACAGGAGAAATCCTGAAAACCGTTCCCCGAACCCTGACCCTGCATCTAACTCGATTCGACTGTGCAGCGTAACGGAACTTAGACACAGTTCCGTGAAGTCAAAAAATCTCGTAAGCGGAAAGGTCTGTCTCTTGCGGGCAGACAAGCGGGGCAAGTAGGTTGACTCTCGAAAGCTCCGGGCAGGGATTCCAAGCAAGCGTCCGCTTGCCTATGTGGAATCTTTTTATATAGGTCTGAAAAAGACATGAGTTTGGCAAACACGACACTTCTTTCAGAATGACGATACACGTATAGACATGGAATATCTCACGGCTGACATATCAGACATTGACTGGCGTTCACTCTCCTGCTCAGAGATTGACGCGTTGCTGTCGGCACGTATCGAACGTTACGAGTCCGCCATAAGGATTAACGGCGGCAAACGTCCGAAACGAGAGGGACACATCATTGAGCGGATAGCTACAATGGATAATCTTCTTGCCGCCGACGATACGGCACAAAAAGGGAAATCGCAACGCCGGATTGTCAAAAGCGGCAGGGTGTTTCATGTCCCGCACCGCTATATCACACGGCACAATCAAAGAAAGTTTCAGGAACTCCGTGAACTTCAACTCATGATTCTGACGCTTGACTTCCCTCCTTGCGAGTACACATCGCAGGAAATCAAGACCGATGCCGGCAAAGTCAGGGAGATAATCAAACAGCATTTCTATCCGTGGCGCATACTTCATCATGCGGTACTGCGTGTAATCGAGCCAAAGGTCTATGGCAGTCTGATACCCGGCGCATTCGCCTGCATCAAAGGGCGCGGGCTTCATTACGGTGTCAGGACTCTGAAAAAGATGCTTCGCCGACACCCGGAATGGAAATGGTTTTGGAAGACCGATTTCAAGAAGTTCTATCAGTCGATTCCACATGAGCTGATTGAGGCAGAAATGACCGCTCTATTCAAGGACAGACATTTCATAAGGCTTATACGGATTATCCTTTTCAACTATGCAAGCGATGAAAACATAATACAGACCCTGAATGAAGAATCCGAACGCACGAAGAGGAACGCCTATCGGTGCTGTCACAAGTCAGATGATAGGCAATCTGTCCGGCAAGCGCATTGACCACGCCGTAGTGTATAAAGGAAGGAATCACGGCTACTTGCGTTATTGTGACGATACGCTCGGACTTGCAAGAACCAAGGCCGAAGCCCGCAGGAAACTCCGAATATTCTATGAGAAGTCATCTGAACTCGGACTGTGTGTGAAATCCAACATTGTAATCTCACCAATCGGACATGAAAGAGAACCCGGACAAAGGAAGAAAAGGAAGCGTCAGCGCGGCGGTAACAGACGGAAGACGCATTGACTTCCTCGGCTACTGTTTCACTCACGGCAACGTGAGATTGCGCAAATCAATAAAGAAGTCTTTCGCAAGAAAGGAAAAGAAAATCAGAACGGCAAAACGCCGCCTGGAGACACGGGCTTCATATTGGGGCTGGTGCAAATGGGGCAACTGCCGTCATTTATGGCAAACTATAACAAAAAACGACATGAGTTTTTCAGAAATGGGAATAACCGGAAGAAGCACTACCAAGGACGGACAGCGTTTCTTCGACATACGTAAAGTCAGGGCAATGGAGATTCTGAACGTCCCTATAACAGTCTTAGATTTCGAGCCGGACGTGAAGACTCGCAATGGCGGTGGACGCTATGCCGTCAAGATAGTCTTCGAGAATCAGGAAGCGAAGTTCATCACGAACTCTTTCACCCTGAAGTCCCAGCTCGACCAGGCAAAAACAATGAACGCGCTTCCGATTCAGACAAAGCTCAAAAAGCGAGACATCGGAGACGGAATTACAGATTACATATTTGAATAATCCCAAAACAAGAAAAAGAAATGAAGACATTAGAACAAATCCCGGTGATTCCCGAAAGCGGCATCATCATACGTCAGGAGGGCGCAGTCCTCAGAATTTTCTTCGACATCATGAAAGCTCCAGATCCTCAAATCACGGACGGCTCAGAGGAATCCCCGTCACAGCCGGAAGATTTATGCGAGTGCTATAACGTTGATGTGCCCGCGCCCATCACCTATGGCTCGATAGTTTCGGCAATTGTCAATGACAGATACTCTGCGGATGACGTTCAGGCTCTCTCCGCAAACTTCATTGACGCGAAAGACACCCGAAGCTCTGTCGAAGAAGACAAGCGCGAGGAATATGTCAATGAATGGTCGGAATATCAGTCATGGCGCACGACCGCCAAAGGAATCGCCACTACCGTAATCACAATGCTCAAATAATAAATTGTCATGCCGAAAGCACAAGGCCGCATAACAATCAGGCGCAGACCGAAAGACGGCACCCCGGGGACACCGGGGGCCGATTCGGTCAACTATTATATTGTTCTTTCACCCAACTCAATAACTATAAAAGCAGACGGATCGGTCATATGTAATGCCAACAATATAACCGCAAAAGCTTATAAAAATGTTGGTGGCGTTACTTCCGAGGCCAATGATGGAGGTATGAGGCTGGTCTATACTAAAATGGACGGCACTATCTCAGATGTTGCCGCGTCTGGAGTTACTTCTGCAGCTGCGGCAACTTATGCGGCAGTGTCTTTCGAGTATCGGATCAATAACAAAGTGGTTGCATCCGAGGCTCTTGTCATAAACCGTGAAGGACAGCCCGGAATGGATGCGGTCACTATCGTTGTATCTCCCGAGAATGTTGAGTTCAATTATTCAACATCTGTTCCTCGGCGAGTTGTCAAGATTGATGTGTATATAGGAAATAAAAAGCTGAAATATAATGATGAATACCTGTGTTCCACTCTTGGGGAGGGTATGTCAAAACCCATAACATCCGGTTTGACATGGGGGTTCGGCACCGATGATTCCGATGGATTTTACTATTATTTCAGGTATGTCGCAGGAAATGATGTGAATATAGACATTCCGTTTACTGTCACTGCCGGTGGAAAGAAATATGAAAAGATAATATGCGTCCATACGGTCAAGGATGGTACGCCGGGTTTGCAAGGTCTGCAAGGCTGCATATACCGCCGCTCCAAATTTGCTACTGGGTTTATGTTCCGTAATGACTCGGAACTTGAAACAGCCGGACTAAGATACATAGACCTTGTGTATCTCATGTCCGAGCAAAATTCTGTGCTCGCCTCTAAAGCGAAATGGTTCAGGTGCAGGGAAACTCATCATTCCTCCGAAGACAACGCCCCACAACTTACGAGCAAAGGGACTGAACCTTGGCTTAAATATTGGGAGCCGCTTAACGACCTTGAACCGATATACACGCCGTTGCTTCTTGCCGACGATGCCATCATAACACTGATGCAATCTAACCAGATTCTTATAACAAATGATGATGGGGTTATCACTGCCGGCTTTTCCGGCTCTAATAGTGGAAAGAAGATTCGTATTTGGGCTGGCTCACAGCTTCCAGATGATGCTCCGTTTAGGGTCGATGTCTTTGGAGCATTGTTTTCATCCAACGCAAATATTACAGGAAAAATCACAGCTACTTCCGGCAAGATAGCGGGGTTCAACATATTTGGTAACAGCCTTACAAACGGGCCGGAATTTGACAATGACGCCTGCATCATATTCAGGAATGATACTCATCATACATTCGCCGGAATAGGAGGGAATATCCTCCCGGCTACTTCTGCAATGAGGGCCGTGGCACGCTTTGAAAATGAGGATAATAATGACTTCTGGGGGCTTGGAAGGAACATTGCTATGTTGCTTTCAGCAAAGAACGCAGATATAAACCATGCTTTCTTAGGATCGGGAAACGGAAACCTCGACGGATGGATAGGTGGTTACCATTTTAGCAAATATACGCTGAATGCAAGTAACACGATATACAATGGATATTTGAAAATCTCGCAAAACAATAAGTGGATAGTATATGCGACCGGTTCCTCATCAGGCATTACACTCCCGACCTTGTCTGAGGTTCGTACTGCATTGGGAATCGGAACATCCACTGCTTTTTGCATTGAATTTACCATTGTAGCCGATTTGCACAGCCAGAATAATTTCAATGTCTATGGGCGATGTCAAAAGAAAGTGAATGTCAATGGTTCTGAACAGACACCTTACTACACAAGTGAGTATCCGACAATGACCCATTGGAATAACGGTCGATACGACAGCCTTGAAATGGGGGCCGGAGATTCCGTAACATTCCTATTGATATACGATCCAAACAAGTCGGGGGTGCTTGACACATCATATAGCCTAATGTATACAGCGAGAATTATAAACAGACAAAACTAATATAATTATGACAATCGACTTTTCAAGAATCGAAATCTTCACGGACGTGGCTCACATGAATTGCCAAATCTGTGACCTCCGGACTCAGTTCGCAGATGTGATCTATAATTCTGGCAGTGGCATCGAGGCTCACGCGCTCGCCCTGAAGATATATAATTCCGCAGGGCCAACTCACTATGAGAAAAGGGAACTGCAACTCATAGAAGCGTACTCCAAGCTATGTAGTCCAGCTTTCATCGATGCTATAGAGAGTATAATCAAACATCACAAAACGACATAAGATATGGCGGCAACTGATCTCACTTTCACGCAGAACGCTCAGGGACACTATGAAGCGAACTGCACATCTTTGGGAGACCGTATAGCGGTTGACCTCAACAGAACAAAGTCCGGCACTCTCCTTGTATATGGCAGCATTGGGGATTTGGAGAAGTCGATTCTCTTCAACTTCGGTCCTGGTTCATATAAGGATCTGATGTTTGAGATCGATGTTCCAGCCGATGTCAAGCTCACCCTTGTATCATATACCGAAGTGACCGCCGCAAAAATCACAGGCGTATGAAAGAAGTTCTGATACCCATTGTGAAACTCGTAACGGCACGCCTGACTCCGGTCATGATGCAGCGTGTCGTTATGAGCTTTCACAGACCAGACACGAATATGAGGGAGAAGCCATTGCTCGCCCTTGAGTCCGGGTTCCATTTCCTGCTTGAGAACGGTGGCCGGATTCGATTGGAAAGGGAGGGCACCCGGCTTTTTCCTCTGCTTCCTCCGAAGGTCTATCCGACACTCATGCTTGAGAACGGTAACAGACTTCTTCAGGAGGACGGTTTCAAAATCCATCTTGAACATAAAGATTAACAACATTCAATATGAATCAGAATCAAGACTTATCAATCAGCCAGCTCATGCTCGCTCCTGATCTTACAGGCCAGGAAATAATACCGTTTGCGAAAGACAATGCGAACGGTGCCTTTTCGGTGGAATTGCTGAAATCCATCATCCGCGAGGGCATGGCCACACAGTCCTCCGTCAATGGCAAGCAGAATAAGCTCACTCCCGGCTACGGCATAGAGATTACCGCAACTAACGAGATCCGCACCACGCTCGATGTGTCGCCCTTTGTCCTCGTGGATGAATTGCCTACATCGGATATCAAGAACAAAATCTATTGCGTTCCTGACCCTGACGGAGCGGTCGGGAAAAATGAGCGGATAGAATACATATGGACCGGAGACCATTGGGAAGTGGTCGGCAAATTCAATCCGAAGGTGGATCTTTCCGATTATCTGAAGGCAACAGATGCGGATCGTATCTACCAGAAGAAGGTTGATATGCCTAATATGGCAGAGTATGCCAAAGAATCAGCCCTCAATTCACTTGCTCAGTCTGTGGCATTGCTCACTACCCAGCTCGCAAGCATCCAGACGAAACTTAATTCCATCCCTGACATGCCTCTGACCGACAGCAAGCATTATGCGATCCAGAACGGCCAGTGGGTTGTCATTGCCGATACAACGGAGGTCGTTCTGACAGCAAAGAATGACTTTAATGAGACTCCGGCAAACGCGGACGAGCCCGTTCAGTAGGAAAAACGCCGTAAATATATTGAGATTGACGTATAAAACGTTTCTTTGTAGTTAGGCAGGGTGTCGTGCGTGAGCATAGCCGCCTGACTTTTATCATAATCATCTGTGCGTGTCCTTGTGGCACGCTTTTTTATTGAATCCTTCGTAAAAATGATAATTTTCTCCGAATACAATTTGCGTATTTGATAAAATTGTATTATTTTTGTAGTGCAAATAAGAAATAAGACAACTCCTAAAAACAAGACAAAATGAGCAAGTTTTATGTTATCAAAAAGTCTGCCGGATACGCAGTTAAGTCTCTCAGAAATGAGGAAGTAGCCCGTGATTTCGCCAATAAGTGTTGCAAGGCTAACAACAACAAAGATTACTTCGTGGCAGTGTTTAGAGGTGGAATGTTCCAGGAGATCTGAGCCATGAGTTCACCGACAATTGAGGAAGCAGCCCGCTATTTCGTGGATGAGTACGAAAGCCAGGGACTCTATGATGAAATGAGCCTTGAAGAGTACGTCAATGCCGAGTTGCAGACATGCGATCCGGCTACCAGAAAGGTCATTTTCGGAACCCCCACCGGCTATAATCCGCAGAAGGCTCAGGAGTTCGTGATGCTCTGCATGTACCAGTATAAATAGGTCCAAAACTACCCGGAATCCCCCTGAAAAAGCGAAAAGCGGTGAACGAAACTGTTCACTGAGCGCATAATCCTCAAAATCCAATCATCTAAATTAGTAAAATGCTCCAAATAATTGAAATTTGGAATAATTCAGCAGAAATAAATGAGAGCAGACAAGAACGTAAGCCGGAATTTGACGGCTCAGGCAGAAAAGATTGCGTCGGAAGCGAAGCGACTCAATAAGATATTCGATTCGGCATTGTGGAACCTTAAACACTGCATCGCCTGAATCCTCATAAGAGCCGGCCGGCATGGAGAGGGCAAGGAAACAACCCCAATGGGAAGTTATTTGCAAAGTCTTGACCATAGGACTCCTAAACCGTCCAGCTCTTTTTTCTCTTTGATTCAAAATTATCAATTTTATTAAATATTAAAAAATGAAGACATTAGAAGAAATTATTAATTCTGGTAATTATCGTCATGCGGTAGTTGTGTTGAAAAATAAGCAGGAAATAGAAGGGATATTTGTCGAAGTCCGCGTAAATCGTGATTCTTTGGACGTAAACCAAAAAGCCTACGATATTCGTCATTCAGACAATGATGATTCCAAACCAACAACGATTGAAAAAAGAGTGGGAGTAAATTGGTTTGGCACACTCATTACGGAATCGACTCTTTTGTTCCCCCAAAAAGATGAATATCTGAAAATTGTGGATTTTGGTTTTACTGATTGATTTCCTTCATCTACAAAGATAGCTGACCAATGGGAAAGACCGTCAAAATATATCTGAGTCCGGAACAGGAGAAGTGGTTGATACGTCACTTCAAACATACCAAGAACGATGAGATCAAGGCTCTGTTGGGGATTTCTGATTCAACGCTTCATCGGATGGACAGAGGGTTCGGACTTAAGAAGTCCCGTCAGTTCATGCAGAAACGCCCTCGCGCCGAAGCCAACGCCATAAAGCACAACATCAGGATTCTTCCCTTACCTGAAACTGAACGATAATCCGTTCATAGAAAACCGGGGATGGTGAAGAAACCCTGTCGAGTTTCATACACCGTCAGCCATCCCCCGGAAGTCCAGTCAGCCCTCACGGGCAGGCAGAACTTGGTTGATAAATTTTATAACAATTTGAACGGCTAAAGTTTGGCTATATGATTATTTTTTATTAATTTTGTAGTGCTTTACAAAGGTTAACCTCCTACGGTTCGGCAGAGCGGTCGTTACTCGCTCAACCATATTGCGGTCGGGCATTTTCTATGCTCCGACACCACTCTCATAGGCGGTTGCCTATTGCGTAAAGAACGGTACTTGCTCAGTCGAGCGAGGGGTCAATCTTTGTAAAGCAGCGCAATAAGGCGACCGCTTTTTTGCGCCCTGACTTTAACCGTTCATAAAATGCTTTACAACATGAACACAAGTTTAGTATTCAAATCTCCGCAATTCGGAGAGATCCGCACCGCCGGATCCAGCGACCAACCGCTGTTCTGCCTTGCCGATGTATGCAGGGCACTCGACATCAAGAATAGTCGTGATGTAAGATCTCGACTTGATGCAGAGGATGTCGTTACTACCGACACCCTTACTGAAGGAGGGGTTCAATCCATGACCTTTGTCACCGAAGTAGGCTTGTACGAAGCCATCTTCATCAGCCGGAAGCCGGAAGCAAAGGTGTTCCGCAAGTGGGTAACATCTGAGGTGCTTCCCAGCATCCGAAAAACCGGTGGCTACCGTACCGAGGAAGTGATGGCTCTCCGCGCCCAGCTTGACGAAGCCAACCGCACGATCAACCGTCAGATTGTGGAGTTCCGTCAACTCAACAACGTGTACCGCGCTGTGGCTGACACCCTGGACGATTCGGGCACACTTACGGAAAAACTCTCTTTCCTCATCCACAAGGTTTCTGACCTTATCGCATACAACAAGGAGGTCGGCAGGAATGTCGGCAAGATTCTTGATGCACAGTGTCTTGGAGAGGTTGACTTCTCGGGCGTAAGCATCGGAAGTGATCTCCTTGAGGTCTTGCGTGACATCATCGTTGACTATCCGCTATGCGCCAGCGAGAGCGAAGTAGCGGACATGGAGACTGTGAACCACAACGTCAAGGTCCTCAACTCTCTCTATGCGGTGCTCCGCAATCATTTCGGCAGGACTAATGAATCAGCCGATCTCAACGACTCGCTTATATGCAAATAAGAAAATAACATCATATCGTAATTAATACGGGGAGGGTGTCGTCGGGATGACGGTGCCCTTTTCTTGCAGAAAATCCTAACTTCCTGAGATTCAGCCTACACACAATCTTTGCACGATAATTGCACGGACTTTGCACGGATAACTCCCCAAAACTCAACATATTAAAGCATCCGATTGCACGGACTTTGCACGAAGTTTGCACGATTTTTGCACGGTTTCAAAGCGGTTACACGAAGATTGCACTCCTACGGAGTTGATTTTATGGGAGGTTATGGGTGTCGGTTGCACGGATTTTGCACGGCGCTGGGAAGTTTGTCAACGCTCTACGTAGTAGAGCCTTATAGTAAGTCTTTATTATAATATATATATAAACTATACGCGTGTGCGTGTGCGCGCGAGGGAAGCGATGGGGTGTATGGTAAACACCCCATGTGTTGAAAGGGGCGTTCGTTTTTTGATGGCGTCCATACTGCGGACATCGCCTTCTCAAAAAAAATAGTAGAAATGATAATTTTACCCGATAAAGTTTGCGTATTTGATAAAAATATGTTATATTTGCAATGCAAATAAGAAATTAAACAACTCCTAAAAACAAGACATTATGGCAACCGTTAAAACACTCGTGAAATTCATCGATGCTGACCTCGTCTATGGTAAGACACTCATCATGGTCGGCACCATCCTCCGCACTATCAGCTCAAAGGAATACCGCCAGCTTCTCGCTTACGCTGACAAATGGCAGAGCGGTCTGGAGAGAGTGATACGCAAGACTCACCCCGCTACCGTCCTCTACTTCAACGAGGCTCACAGCCTCACCACCGAGGGCTATGCAATGGCAAGAAACATCAAGAAACTGCTCGGTCTTTAATGACCGGGCTTATGCAAAAGGATTTAACACTGACACAGCCATGGCAAGAAAACCACTCAAAGACTTTTTTGACAAGATTTTAAGCGATTGCACAAATTACGTGGAGGTCGGCGGCTACGACCGTGACGGCTACGATTACCGTACAAACGACATCTACTTTGAAGATGAGGGCTACCTCGTAGAAGGCAGCTATGATGTAACGGCAGACATAATTCATGACGGTGACGGGTATTGGACCCCTTACGAGACAATCATTCGCCATGCGGTGGTTTCCATGGGTGATGTAACTGTATTATGGTGCGATCCTGATACTGACGAGGAAGAAAAGGTTCCTGAATCAGAGGTAAAGGAGCTTGTTAAATACCTCGAAGATAATATTCCGTGCATGGTTGAGGATTAATCCTCGCCATGCCGCTAATAACGGCAATTGCGCCAAAAAATGCCTCAAAAATGATAATTTTTTTCGGGGATAAATTTGTGTATATGATAAAAAAGCCGTAATTTTGTAATGCCAAATTAAAAGAGTGTAAGCACTTCCGCAGAGCGTCGGTTATCGCTCGGACATAATTCGAGCATTTTTATATGCTCAAACATAAGCCACACGGCTGTTGTATCCTTTAGATTACTACTCTGCGGAGTGTTACTCTTTTAGTTTGGCGACGGGATATGACAGCCGTTTTTCTGTCTAAATGCCAAACTAAAAGAGTAACAATGAAATCATTAAGAGAAATCGCAAACAAATGGTTTGCAGCGTACAGCGCCAGTGGCTCACAGAGCGAAATGACTTTTGCGGAGTATCTTCTCGATGCCGCCTATTCCGATGCCGTAGCTTACTCGGAAATCATCAATGACAACAGCGCCCTAATGCACGGGGCTCAGGTGGAAGCAATCGCAAGTTCAGTAACCCTCTAAAAGCTACGTCATGGAAACCTCAATCAGCTCACTTGTCAACGCAACCACAATGTCATCACTTGAGATCGCTGAAGTTGCCAATAAACAACATCGCCATGTTTTAGAAGCCATCAGAAGGATGGAGCCAGCTTGGAAAGAAGTTACTGGGTCAAAATTTGGGCTCAGTGAATACACCGATTCCACGGGTCGTAAACTTCCCATGTATTCCCTTACCAAGACTGAGTGTCTCTATATCGCCACGAAGTTTAATGATAAAGCACGAGCTCGTCTTATACTTCGTTGGGAGGAACTTGAAATGCAAGCCGCCGGCGCCTGCGGTATTCCCGGCTACGCCCTTGATACCGTTGAGAAGCTCCACAAGGCTCTCCTTGACGCTCAGGAAACCATAGACAGGCAGAATGATGTCATTGACGAGAAAAGCCGAATAATCGCAGATATGGAGCGCATGGCGTCATTGCTCGAACCCGACCACAAGTCGTTCACCTCATCGGTAGATTTCCAGTTTGTGGTTGACTGCATGACACGTCTTCTTCGCCTTGAGCTTGTCAAGGCTGAACGAGTGGAAGACATGGAAAGACGGATCACCACCCTTGAGCGCCTTATGAGGGAGAAAGGGGGTGAGATATGATACCGGGACTCACAATCGACACAGAAATGCTCCGCGTCAATCTTGAAAATCATCTGCCGGCAGGAGATCTGCTTGACACCATCAGGGAAATAATCGTGGACTATCCGACTTGTGCCGCAGAAAGCGATGATACAGACATGAAGACTGTGATGAACCGTGTATCGGTACTCAGCACTCTCGCCCATCTCATTGAGGAAAGCTCGTTTATATGCAAATAAGATAAAATACTGAACCATCGGGGGCGTAAATAGGCTGACTAATCTCAGCCAGCCCCCTGATTGGCTCAATCACAGTAGAAATGATTATTTTTGATAATTTTTTCCACTCAAAATTTGGCTATATGATAAATAAGCTGTATTTTTGTAATGCAAATAAGAAATAAAACTCCTAAAACTATGACAGAGAATACTTTTGAAAGAATTATGGCAACCTTTCAGCTCTTATTGGGAGCCGGAATATTCATGGGTGCCGACATCACGTTCATTAATCACGGTGTTATAAACGCAAATCATTGGTTCCCAAGCATCATGCTACTGCTGATGTTCATTGTGGGTACATATCTGTTCCACCTCTCAATCAGAGATTTCAAGAAAGCATTCAAGAACACGAAAAAAATCAACCGAATATGGAAAATAATGCTATACAGCCGTTGAATAACACAATGGCGTTGTCGAAGTCCAGTCAGACTGACTTCGCTAATAATTTAATCAAGTCTGTCACCAAAGGTGAAGTAGATCCCATCGCAGCCTTTTGCCAGATAAGGGGATTGAGCGACAGCCTCAGCTTATTCCTCAAAAACGAGGAAGTCAAGGAAGCTGTTGATAAAGCCAAAGAAAAATGGGGGTCAGCTCCGGCTGAGTTCCATGGCGCTAAACTTACTATCACCGAGTCTGGCGTCAAGTATGATTTCTCAGTCTGCAATGACAGCAAGTGGAATGATCTCTACGAGCAGAAGAAAGAGATCGAAGCCTTGCTAAAGGAGCGTGAAGCATTCCTTCGTGGCATACGCCAATGCGAGACCGTTGTCGATGAGGAAACGGGAGAGATTTCCAAGCTGTACGCACCGGCAAGAAGCGCCAGCACTTGTGTTAAGGTAACATTTGCTAAGTAATGGGAACCAAGAAAGTACAGCGAGTAATTAAGAAGACATTCGAGATTTGTCCTACTGCATTCCCGTATTTCATCCCCAAGAAAGCCAAAGAGGGAAGCATCGGTTATGATCTTGTTTGCCCAGTGGATTTCCATGTGCCGGCTCATAGCCGCGTGGCTATCCCTCTCAATTTCGCCATAAATCTTCCTTTCGGAGTGGAAGCCAAGATTGAAGCCAGAAGCGGCATGACGCTCCGGGGAATGGAAGGCTACGGCACACGTGTGAAGTGGGGTTGGAAATGGGGCTTTATTCCGTGGAGGGCCATGCAGTCAGGCAGGTTGAATTTCGATGCTGATGTCATGCCGGGCAAGATTGATCCTAACTTCACGGACAGCATTAACATTATCCTGAAGAATAACGATGTCGCCTTCACAATCAAGGCGCGCACTCGAATAGCCCAGATGACGTTTTATTCAACGATAGCCCCTTACTTCGAAGTCGTCCCTCAGTTATCCTGCAAGAGCCGTGGTGGAGGCCTCGGAAGCAGTGGCTCAGAAGCAACGTCTGAAGCGGCCAGGCAAGCTGTAGTATGCACTGGTACACACAGTGATTGTGACGATGTAGGACAACCTAAAGACTTGAAGAGTAAAGATAAGGCACTCCGCGCTGAGTATTGGCATTATCGTAAACTTGTAGAGGAAGCCGGATTAACCCCTTTGCCTTATTACCGTTGGGTTGAAATAAAGAATCGTGGGGAGCAACCGGATGTCAAGGGTGTTTCCTTTAACGAGTGGTTTGATGGCTTGACTCTGGAAAAGCAGGAGGAAGTCAAACAGACCGAACTATTCAAAATCTTGCATCGCAAGAAGGATGCAGAACAAAATGTCGAAAAGTAGTAGTTAATTAAGATTGTTTTTTAGGCTCGCCGGGCATATTGACTGAACAATGATGTTCACCGATATGCCCGGCTTTAATAAGTGTTATAAGCTAATTTCAAGTTAATTTTGGCTCATCAACCGAATTAGACAGATGAAGCCAACTAAGCATAACATACTTTTTACATCAGAAGCAGTGTCCGAAGGGCACCCTGATAAGATTGCCGATCAGATTTCGGATGCTATTGTCGATGCGTTCATCGCCAAAGATCCGAATGCAAAAGTGGCATGTGAGACCCTGGTGACTACAGGGCAAGTGATAATAGCCGGGGAATACCGCTCAAAAGCGACTGTGGATGTTCAGAAAATCGCGAGAAACGTCATCAAGGATATTGGCTACACTAAGAGCGAATATGGGTTTGACGGTGATTCCTGCGGCATCATGAATGCCATGCATTGCCAGAGCGAGGATATTCAGCGCGGAGTTGAGCAGGAGGTCCAGGGAGCCGGGGATCAGGGTATGATGTTCGGCTACGCCGTGAACGAAACTCCGGAGTTCATGCCGCTTCCGCTCTATCTTGCAAACCTCATTCTTCTGCAGCTTCGCAGTTACTTATGGAGCGATGAGCCGATCATGCCATATCTTCGCCCCGATGCCAAGAGCCAGGTTACAGTTGAGTACACTCCCGAAGGTAAACCGGTGAGGGTTCATACCATCGTGGTATCAACCCAGCATGACGACTTCTTTGCCGACTCGGGCATGAGGATCGAGGACCAGGAAAGAAATATGCAGATTCATATTCGCCATGACATCGAGAGCATCGTTATCCCGGCTGCTATCCGTCTGCTTCCGAAGGAACTCCGTACCTTGTTTGATGATGACCTCATTCTCCATGTCAATCCAACCGGTAAATTCGTAATAGGCGGTCCTCATGGTGACACAGGTCTCACCGGTCGTAAGATCATAATTGATACATACGGTGGTCGTGGCGCACATGGAGGCGGTGCATTCTCGGGTAAAGACCCCAGCAAGGTTGACCGTTCAGCAGCCTACGCCGCCCGACACATCGCCAAGAACCTCGTAGCTGCCGGTGTCGCAGATGAAGTTCTTGTGCAGCTTGCTTATGCAATCGGTGTAGCAGAACCAGTAAGCGTCAATGTTAATACTTACGGCAAATCTCATATTGACATGAGCGATGGGGAGATAGCCGACCTCATTTCCCGTGAGGTTGACCTGACTCCGGCCGGCATCATCAAGCGACTCAAACTTCTCAATCCCATATATGAGGACACCGCCGCTTACGGACACTTCGGCAAGTCTTATATGCGTGAGTCATACATCGGTTACGATGGCGTGAAGAAGAAGAATGTGGAATACTACACATGGGAGAAACTTGACCTCGTCGAGAGATTCAAGGAATTGTTCCAAATAACACCTGAAAGCGTATGAAAGACGTGCAGCAAGTTACGGAAATAGCACGTGGCATAAGCGAATACGGTGCTATGGCGATTATGACAGCAGTTTATATTCTCTTATCAGCAGCGGTTATGGTTGCGATATTCAAATGGTTCAGAACCATCATAAATCAGATTCTTTCCGACAATAAGGATGCTCTTGGAGACCTATTGTCGGAGACTCGTGAGCAGAACAATATGCTCAGGACTATCTCAGAGGGTCTGAGGGTTGAGACCAAATTGAGAATCCGCAATCTTTCCGGCTTCGCGTTTGATCTGTCGGTCGAAAGAGTCTGCCGTCTGATAAAGAATGTCCGAGAGGAGAACCATATAGCCGACAGAGAGAAGACCGGCAAAAAGATTCGTAATCTCTTGCATAATCTCTATGAGGACCGCAATACCAAATTTGACACTTTCACTTACAAAGGTAAGCCGCTCGGTCAATACTGCAATCCGGAATGGATTGAGCGTGTCGCTCAGGTTGTCGAAGGAGAGATCTATAACGAGCATGGTGTTGACAACAAGCGCGCGTTTACCAACGTGAAGATGGTCTATGACGACATCAAGCTCGAATTTTACCACCGTATGAATGACTGATAAATCCATAATCTATAAATCTTTTTCATTATGTCGAAGAATATAATCGAATATTGGGATCCGGGTCATGGCGTAGATACCGCAGGTAAATGCTCGCCCGACCGCTCACTTCTTGAGTACAAGAAAGCTCGTGAGCTCGTTAAGGACATCGTGGCAAAGCGCCGTGCGATGGGGTATGATGCCCGTATTCTTGTCCCTGAAGAAACTGATGTTCCTCTTTCTGAGCGTTGCCGTCGCGTGAACGAGACTTGCAATAAGGTTGGCAAGGACAAAGTAATCGTCATTTCGGTGCATTGCAATGCCGCAGGTTCTGACGGCAAATGGAAGACCGCCGGAGGTTGGTGCGTATATACCTCACCGGGTCAGACTAAGGCAGACATTCTCGCCACCGATATTTGGAACGCCGCAAATGAATGTCTCAAGCCGTACATCGACCGCTTCCCGATTCTCAAAGAGCAGGGAGCCTATGACAAGAAGCAGGTTCCTATCCGCGCAGACTGGAGTGACGGAGATCCCGACTATGAAGCTCGCTTCTATATCCTCATGCATACGCAATGCCCTGCGGTCCTGACAGAGTCGCTCTTCCAGGACAATAAGGCTGACGTTGACTTCCTTCTTTCGCCTGAAGGTCATAAGGCAATCGTGGATCTCCATGTTGCCGGTGTCGAAAAATATGTAACTTCAATATAATACCATCATGAAGAAACTACTCATTGTTATATTTCTTTTCCTTGTGGTGTCATTGTGCGCCAACTTCTACTTCTTCAGCCATCCTCGACCTCCCGAGATTGATGTCTTTGAGGAAGTCGTGGAACGTGATACGGTGAGGGATACGGTGTTTGTTACTCAGCCGGCCGCAAAGGATTCATCGTTAGTCAGGTCGGAATCAGTCCGCTTGCCGTTGTCAAGCAGGGACTCACCCCTGGCAATATCGGAGGTTTCTGGTGATAGTTTGCAAGAGAGCAACGCCCTGACCGCTACGCTTCCTACAGACAGCGCTGATGTAATCATCCCGATCACTCAGAAGATGTATGAGGGTGAGGGTTATCGCGCCTATGTAAGCGGTTATAATCCGAGCCTCGATAGCTTGTTGTTATTCCGGGAAGTTGAACACGTCAAGATCCGTTCCCCTACTAAGCCACCGCGATTCAGTGTCGGACTACAAGCAGGTTATGGAGTAACCCCCAAAGGATTTCAACCGTACATCGGTGTTGGTATTGCGGTTAATCTGTGGTCCCGCTGAAACGTGTATCTCAGTTCTCTTCACTCATTCCGTCTGGTCTGCATTGTGCAGGTCGGACGGAATTTTTTATAGTATAAATGATAATTTTATCCGATAAATGTTTGCGTATTTGATAAAAAAGTATTATATTTGCAATGCAAATAAGAAATTAACTACTTAAAAACAAGACACAATGTTTGAGACTGACAACCCAATCCTGGCATCGATATTCGATGAAGCGATGCCGATTCTTGAATGGGCGGACTACTGTTTCATCGAGATAGCCCCTGACGGAGAAGGTGACTTCATGACCGCCGTTTATGCTCCGGGCGATGATTTCAACGACACCGAGAACATTCATCGGGTAACCTGCTTCGATGATATAGTAAAAGTAATCAACAAATACACTGAAAAAGCATAAGGAATATGGAAACAATCTTAACCGTTTGGAACGCTCACAGAGCAGCCAAAATCAAATCAGCAACCAATACAGGCGAGTCCCCCGAACTGACATTCAACTGGCGGGCTGAGCGTAAGCCTGTCAATATGTTCTCCGAAATACGTACCCATACCGCATCGACGGAAGATGGCAGGGTCATCGCTTCCTTTAGCGATATTTCCCTCAAAGATTGGGTCGTGACTGCGTGGAAGTACGATCTGAATTTAGAGGACATGAAAGACCTCGCAATCCAGGCGTTCTACTCCACAAGCCATTCTCCGGAAGTACGCGCCCAGCAGTATATCCGCGACTATGAGAGCCAGCTTCTGAAGGATCTGGAAGGTATTGAGCAGGAGTATCAAGAGGAATATATTTCCAAGTATCGTGATTGGGTGCGCGAATTATTCTCAAAGCACTCTCGCATACTTAGCGCGATGATTACGGGACCGGCCCGATTTCCGACACGACGTAATGAAAAGGCAAATTCGGCTTATGACACCGCTTTCCAGAAATTCAATGAGTGGCGCGAGAATTTCAAGAAGCGCACACTCAAACGTATGGAAGCCAAGCGTACTCCGGAAGAGCGTGCCGATATAGAGTGGCAGGGTATCAAGCAGGATATTTTCAGAACTGCCTCAACTATCCTGGGTATTGACTTGAAAAAGCCTGAATATCGTGGCTATTCGAGAACCTGTTTCGTAACTAATCTTGCCAGCCGCATGGAAACTCTCGCAAAGAACGGCAAAGTGGAAATGTTACGCAGGGCTTCCGATTACATCAAGAGCCTTAATGCTCAGTTCAAGGAGAATGGAGGGAAGGAGATCTTCACATCACGTCACAAATTTTGGAAGTTCGTAGAAGAAGCCGAAGCCAAGCAGAAGGCTCAGGAGGAAAGATCCAACATGGAAAACGTGGAGATTGAGTTTGACGGTGGCACCGTTGTGAAGAACTTCGCTGAGGAACGTCTCCAGATACTTTTCGACTCGAAGCCTGACCGCTCTACAATCGACAATCTCAAAAAGAACGGTTTCCGTTGGAGTCCGAGCAATATGGCATGGCAACGTTTTCTTAATGCCAACAGCTACTACGCTTGTGCCAACGTGGTTCCGGTGACCGTGGATCAGCTTCGATAAATCAACCGGGAGCGTCCCTGTCACGGACGCTCCCTCATCCATTTCACATAATCCATGAAACTTGTATTGAATTGCCACAAGCCATTCACTTGTGAATTTCAGCATGACATCTATATCTTGAATAAGAAGGAGACAGCGGAATTCACTGCTAAATATGGCTCTCCCCAAAGAATAATCCGTGACTATCGTCAATGTAAGCCGAATCCTGACAGGATAACAGGGATGGGGTGGGTTATCAAGAATGGTGGCTACAGCAAGGAGTCAGTATATATAACAAAGTCAACTTTTAGAAGAGAACAATTATGAATATCGAGATAGTCAAGGGCAAGCCTTATCGTCAGTTTTTCGCTTGGTGGGGCAAGGAAGTCCTTAATACCAACTATTATTTCAAGTGCAACGGAGACCTCCATTTCATCCATACCTTACGGCATGACACCGGCAGGGTTCTCGATGATAAGCGAAAACGTAGAGAGTTGGCAGACTATCTGCGTCAGCTTCGTAAAAACAGCTTCAGATACCTCTGTCATCATTCCATCAGGAATGACATTTATGAGTTCATCGATTTCATCAAGAAGAATCATTTCACCATTGCTCAGATGTGGAAGGATGTCATTGCCTATTACGATGATTTAGGCATGTACGAATTTCACGGAAACCTGGTTGAATACTCGGCCGCGTTCCAATATCAGATATACGATGAAGCGATGGTTAAGGAAATCCAGGATCTCATCAAAGATATTCCAGTAAGCAAACGATAATGATGGAGATAGACATAGACATCGAATATACCGGCTTCGAGGTTCGAGGAAGAAACAAAAAGCCAAGACCTGTTATGCGTTCGGACACAATCAAGGCTGAGATACAGGAAGTGTTTGGGTCAGACGCTCCTGAAGTTATGGTGATAGAGCCATATAAAGAGCGTCCGATGAGTGTCCGGCATTACAAAGGGGAGTTCTACAAGGAAGCTCGCCTGTCATATTGCCGGGGTGCTGAGACAATCGAATATGAATTTTCCGAAATTCCGTGGAAACGCTATCTTACACCTGATTTTATGGCTCGTAGTAAATCCAAAAAGGAAGTCGTGGGATATGTCAAGACTGCCAGCGATCAATTTCTGATAGTTGATAATGTAGCCTATATCAAATGCGGTGAGCCGTGCTATATCATTCATACTTTCGGCGTCAATGGGTGTGGAACCGGCATTTTTCTCTATTTTTTCACAAAAAGAGGTGATTTTTCGGTATATTCAGCCCTGGATTATGCTGATTGTGTCAAAGATGCGGTCAGGATAGCCGAAATGAGGGGAGACAAGCAATGCATTCCGGGCCTACTCGGTAATGAACACGTGAAAATCAACGTTCTGCATCCGGAAGTCTGCAAAATGAAGTCCGCACCATACAAATTTGATTAGTTTTGATTATTTATTCCACATACAATTTGTGTATATGATTATTTTGTACTAAATTTGCGGTGCAAAAGCAAATAAGAAGTTAAACTTAATACTCAACGACAATGGAAGAAAGATCCGTTAAGCGTGAAAACGCTGTGGCTGCTTATAATGTAGCCAATGATGAGACAAAGAAGGTCCTGGTGGCTCTACTGGGCGAAGATTTCTGCAAACCAAAGGACATCAGGGAACGGGTGAAAACCCTTGAAGATGCAATCTCCATTCTCGGAGGAGATCATCCATACGTGAAGCACCTTACTCTCTACGAACAGGAAATGCATGGCAACGTAGAGAAAATGGAAGACATTTCCGCATTCCTCAAACTCCGTGTAATCACCACCGCACTCAATGAAGGCTGGGAGCCTCAGTTCATCCCCAATGAAAAACGGTGGTACCCCTGGTTCGATCTCTATACTCAGGAAGAGATCGACCGCATGAGCGATGAAGAAAAGAAGGAAGTCGGGCTTGTGCTTTGGGGCGGCTCTGCGTCTTCCGGCTCGTCTTGCGGTCTCGGCCTCGCGTCCTCGGGGCACGCTTTCTCGAATGCGCACGCGGCTTACGGCTCTCGCCTTGCATTCAAATCAGAGGAACTGGCAGACTATGCCGGCAGACAATTCTTCGATATCTGTGCCGACTTCTGCTTCAAACCGGAGAAGCCCAATGCAGAATAATATCGATGGCATAATCGTGAATGGCACACTCCATAGCCTCGTGGAATATCAAGGCGGTGGGTGTGCCTGCACCGATTGTTCATTGAACAAAGAATGTTTCGATGAACGCTCTTCAGGCTATATGTGCAATGTGTTTCCAACGAAAGGTGAGCATCAGTTCCGCGCAGTCGGAATATTGATGCCCGTCCGCAAGATGGAAATATCAAGAGCCAGTATGCAATGAATAATAAACTCCAGCCCTTTGTGCTTGAGATAGTGCGTAGATTGTCTGACGATAGGAAGAATCGGAATGTAGCGCCGGCAGTCGCAGGCGAGAATGAAGTGCTTAAAGAAGTAAACGCTTCGGTTCGTGAAATTCTGAATGACCTTGTCGAAGACAATATCCTCGGATGCTACGATAATATCAACCGTATTAAAATGTATTTCCCCATCACCAAAGAGACAAGGAAAGAGGGGACGAAATCTGAAAAGGAGGTTCCAAATGATAACATCGACACGCCCGGTTGTTGAGTCGGATTCCCGATATACGGTGACTCAGACCTGCTCGTTATTAGGTATTCATCGAAATAGCCTGAGAAAATACACGGATGCAGGCTTGATTAGCTGTATCTTCAATGAGATATGTGCTCGAAAGCTTTATCTTGGAAGCGAGATACTTCGCTTCTGGTTGGCTCAGATGTAGACTCTTTTTAATTATTCATATACTAGCAATCGTGCATCATCGTTGAGGATCAGTGTATGAGAGAGGGCCGGAAGTAATTCCGGCCCTTTTATCATTTCTTTCCATACAGAACCCAATCGATGACCTTCTTGTTTGCGAGATCAATTTTCTCCAAATCTTCATCAATGTATATGTCGGTAACTTCATGACCGTTGCTATGCCCCAGCGCAAGTGCTATATCGTCTTTGCTGACTCCGATCTTCCTCGCAATGGTAGCCCAGGAATGACGCGCCCAGTATGTGGTGAGCTCCTTTATGTTGGCTTCACTTTCCTTATTCACGATATCCTTGATGGCATTTAGTCCGAGCATAAACCGATTGTAGAAATTCCGGTAGTTCTGCACCGTATCCATCATGCAGAGCAAATTCTTTTTTCCGTGATACCTGTTGATGATTTCCAAAGCCTCCGGCTCGACCTTAATAGAGTATTGGCGGTGTGTCTTGCTCCTTTTATAATATATACGTCCGTTCTCTATCTCTCTCAGATCGCAGAGATCCACTACATTTATCCCGATGAGAAGGAACGACAGTTTAAAGAACTGACGATATTTCTCCAGCCAGTCAGGAAGCTCACCGTTGAACACCGATCGAAGCTGCTCAACGGTGAGTGCCCTTTTGCGAGTAGCTTCAGCCCTTATCTTATATCTTCGGAATGGGTAGGCGGTGGTGATTTCATTGTCGATGGCATCATTGAACACGGCTCTGATATTCCGGAGGTGGATATTCCGGGCGTTGCGTGATTTGCTTGTCTGTTCCAGAAAGGCATCAAATTTCGTGAGCCAGTCCTTAGTGATATCCTCAAACCTCAGCGATCCGAACCCTCGTCCTGAAAAATTCTTGACCTTGTTGTATGTCGCCTGATATATGCTATGAGTGCGGCCGGATTTGGAAGCCATAAAAATCTCAAATCGCTTGGCGAAAGTTCGGGCCTCAGCGGAATTGTGTTCTCCGGGCTCCAGTTCGGCGAGAATGGCATCTTTGACTTGACAGGATCTGAGTCCAGCAAGTGCTCCACGCTCGATGAGTTTCAGAATGATGTCGTCAACCAGATTCTTTCGTTTGGAGATAAAGGCGTTGAGGAATTGCTTCTTAGGATGGTCCTTTATTTTCTGACTCTTGTTATCCCACTGGGTGGGAAGCAATGATACATTCAAAAGAATGTGTGCCGTCACCCCTTTTTTGGTGATGGCAATTTTCAGAGGTGCCGGCTTTCCTTTTTTGACCGCACGGCAGTCCAGATAAAATTTGGTGGTAATCAT